GCCGGTGAACTACTATCCGGATAATGATGATACACAAAAGCCGCTTTTACAGTGGCGGTCGCACGGCAATATACTTTATTCCAATTGGCTTAATTATTATGTATATCAAGGAGTGCCATACGATTTCGTAAATAATGGCGCAATCCTAGGAAAATAAAGGGTTTGCGGAGTTTTCGTAAAATCGTAAAAAATATAAAATTCTATGTATTTTAATGTATTTTAATACAAAAAGTGTGTAGTAACTGTGTAGTAACCACCCCAAAAAGTGTGTAGTAAAAATTGTATATAGAAAAGCCATTATATGACACAAATATGAGAAGAACATGGAAATGCTCTTCTCTTTTTTTATGCCACAATTTAGGCATAAGGAGATGATGTTATGTTTGACGATGAAGTGAGAGAACAAATATTTGCTAAAAGTGAGTTACAAAAAATCGACTTAATGACATTATCCCTTGTCATTAAAGCAATCGAAGAGGTTTTGGAGGACAAAGAAGATGAACAATCCTTATCAGGCACCTATGATGAATAATCCTTATATACAATCTCAAAATCCGTATATGGATAGAATGAACTTTTTACAAAATTATCAGCAAAGCTTGCAACAGCCTATGCAGATGAATCAACAGCCTATGCCACAGCAGATAGCAGGCATTAACGGAAGAATGGTACAGGCGGTTGAAAATATTAACGCCAATGAAGTGCCTATGGACGGCTCAATGGCTTTTTTCCCTAAACAGGATATGTCGGAAATTTATGTCAAGGGTTGGAATGCTGACGGAACAATTAATACGATTGTGTATAAGCCTTATACAGCTCCTAAAGATAGTCAGGCAGTAAATTCTATGGCTAATACAGAAAATGCTAAATTTACCCTATCAGACGAAAGCACACAACTATTTCTGAATAAGTTCGAGGAATTATCAGAGAAGATAGGGCAGTTGGAAGATAGATTTGATAAATCTTTAGGAACACAGAGAAAAACTTCAAGAACTCAAAGTAAGGGCGGTGATGAGGAATGAATCAGCAGTTAATTCAAACTATAAATCAGCTTAAGTCAATTCGGAATCCACAGCAAATGGCTATGAATTGTTTACAACAGTCGGCACAGTGTGGAAATCCTATGGCAAAAAACTTACTTAATCAGATAAACAGTGGGAACACACAAGGTGCAGAGCAAATTTTAAGTAATTTTATGAATACGCAAGGAATAAACCTTAATGATATTAAGGGAATGATGAATTAGGACATTTTGGGTTGTGCGCACATAATGACCGGTTATCCCATTTGTTAATAAAATAAATGGAGGTAAACAAGATGTTTAATTCAAACGGAGTTAGTCTCGCAGATATTGCCGCAGTAACAGGCAATAATCGTAATAACGATGGTATGTGGGGCGATGGTGCATGGTGGATTGTAATTCTCTTAATCTTTGGCTGGGGAAATAACGGCTGGGGCGGTTTCGGTGGAAATGGCAACGGTGCAGGCTACACTGATTCAGCTATACAAAGAGGTTTTGACAATCAGGCAGTTATCAGCAAGTTAGACGGCATTTCCAACGGACTTTGTGACGGCTTTTATGCTATGAACAACAGTATGCTCACAGGTTTTAATGGTATTAACACAAATATCATGCAGACCGGCTACGGCATACAACAGGCAGTAAACGCTGATACAGTTGCCAATATGCAGAATACCAACGCTTTACAGTCACAGCTTGCTAACTGCTGCTGCGAGACGAGAGAAGCCATCCAAGGTGTAAACTACAACATGGCAACTAACACTTGCGCTTTACAAAACACAATGAACAATAATACAAGAGATATTATTGACAGCCAGCAGGCAGGAACGAGAGCCATCCTTGATTTCCTGACAAATGACAAGATTGCAACCTTACAGGCAGAGAACAACGATTTACGCAGAGCTGCTTCACAGGATAGACAGAACGCGCTTCTTACTACTACAATGGCAGCACAGACAAATCAGATTATTGACGCTGTAAGACCTACACCGGTACCATCATTCCCGGCAAGCAACCTTTATGGATATGCTTATAACGGATGCGGATGTAATACAGGTTGCGGATGCTAAACAATTAAATAATTGAGTATCTTAATTGAGTTAACTCAATCTAAACCGATTAAAAATCGTTTTTAGTCGAGGCTTAGTCTAAGTTTAGTCAAGAGTTAGTCGAGATTATGTCTGCTAAGCAGTATTACTTATAACCCAAGGGCAGACTGTAATGTTTGCCCTTATTTTATGAAAGAGAGGTAAAAATGATGGAAATAACAGGAATTGCATTACAAACAGTTGCCGCCGGAGAAGATGTGGCATTTACAGAAACACCGGTATGTGGAACTAAATGTATAGTTCACAGACAGGGAAGCGGAATTATTAAGCTAAGAGGTATTACTAATCAGTGCAAAGCTAGATTTTTAGTATCGTATTCCGGCAACATTCAGATACCTACAGGCGGTACAGTTGGAGCTATTTCACTTGCCATTGCAGTAGACGGAGAGCCTTTACAGTCAACACGAATGATTGTAACACCGGCAGCAGTACAAAATTTACAGAATATCAGTTCACAGGCATACATTGACGTACCTTGCGGCTGTTGCAGTACTGTAGCGATACAGAATACATCTACACAGGCTATTGAAGTGCAGAATTCTAATTTAATCGTTACTAGGCAAGCTTGATAAGTATTCGATGATAAGTCTTTCTAATATTGCTGATACAGAAAGATGCTCTTTGATTGCTTGAATTTTAATCTTTTCCAACAATTCGCTTTCTATTGTGGTTGTGAATTTGATTTTAGACATTGCAAAACCTCCTTTTTAACAGTATACCATAAATACGTATTGACGTAAATATGCAAAATTGTTATAATATACGTAAATAAGTATATACGTACAAAGGAGATTGAAAGATGGCTTTTAAAAAAGGAATGACAGCATATAATTTTGATGATTTGACAGGCAAGACATTTAACAGGCTAACAGTTATTAAAAGAGTATATAGAAATAATAGCAAAAGAGTATATTGGAAATGCAGATGTGTTTGTGGAAAAGAAACAATTGTTGAAAGTTCAAAACTCAAAGGCGGATATACAAAAAGCTGTGGGTGTCTTAACAATGAAAATCGAAAGCGTCATATAAATGAACTGACTACGCATAATATGAGTAACACTAAATTGTTTGATGTTTGGTGTTCCATGAGAAGCAGGTGTGAAAACAGAAAAAACAAATCATATAAGTGGTATGGTGCTAAAGGTGTTAGAGTTTGTGATGAATGGATAGGGAAAGATGGATTTCAAAATTTTTATAACTGGTCTATAAAAAATGGATATAAAGATGGCTTATCCATAGACAGGATAGATTTTAATGGAAATTATGAACCTTTAAATTGTCGCTGGGTCACACCAAAAAAGCAATGCAATAATACAAGCAGAAATATTTATATTGATTACTGCGGAGAAAGAAAGACGTTAAGTGAATTATGTGAGATGTATAATCTTAAATATGGAATTATGCACCATAGGATTTGTGATTTAGAACTTCCTTTTGAGATTGCTATGAATTTGAGCGGGTTTTGTAGAGTCCGCTACAAAGGAAAAGAAACTGATTTAAGGCAAATATCAAGAGACGAAAAAATAGAGTATAAAACTTTATTAAAAGAAGTATTGGTGAATAAAAGGGAAGATATAGAACAAGTTATATTAGAATGTGGAGGTAAAAACATATGCACAAATGGGCTAAACAGATAATGGAATGTGTCAAGGCTAAAGTTGACGGAATTGGAATTGACAATTTTGAGGGACAAAATCTTGACGATTTAAAGGATTTTACCGAGATTGTTAAGAACATCGTAGAATTTGACAGGGACTATCTGATTGTTGAAGCTATGGAAAATTCAAAAGATGATTACAGAAGATACACCGAGCCACCATATTATCATATGCCGGTAAACTACAACGACATGGAGTATATGCGTGACATGGATAGGAGCCAAGGTAAGATGTACTACTCTGAACCGATTGCACCACATGTGAGTGAAAGCAATTATGACAGGGCAAAGAGACATTATACCGAGACAAAAGAAATGCACAAAGGAGCTTCAACAGAGGACAAAGAGCATAAAATGAAAGCCCTTGACATGTATATCCGTGAATTAAGCGGAGATATATCAGAGCTTTTAAATGACATGACACCCGATGAGCGCAACCTTTTACGCACCAAAATGAGCAATCTTGCGTCAAAACTGTAATTATTAAGGCTATGGGTAGTAATGCTCATAGCCATTTTTAGAGGGTATAAGCATGGATATAAGAGTTAATGATACATTGTGGCACATACAATTTAAAAAGCCCACATCAAGCGAATTAAGGCGGTCTGACGGCACAATAAGCCTAGGAGTGACCGATAATACAACCAAGACAGTAACGATAGCTGATAATGTGTCTGATTACATGGCCGACAAGATACTATGCCACGAGCTAGTGCATGTGTACTCGTTCTCATACGGCTGTGACATTGACATAGAGACAGAGGAAATAATCGCAGACTTTATGAGCTTGTACGGACGGAATATTGTATATACAGCTGACAAAATATTTAATTTATTGGAGCAAAAATATGGATAAAATAGACAGACTATTAGAATACATACACCGGACTAATCCGGAAATGACACGGCAGAAATTGATTGAGAAACTAGGAGAGAGTGACTACAGCGCCAAGAGCATTTATTTTTTGGCGATTCAAAATTCAAAAAAATCCTAAAATATTTTGATACCCCCCTACCTTTGACTTTTTTGATTTCAAAAATCCGTCTGCAAAATTTTGCAAAAACTTGTCGAAAACTTGCAAAGAACTCGCACCACACTTTAATTGAGTGAAGTTTTCTGAAAATTCAAACATTTTCTATGGATTGGTGCGCCCGGCTCGTAACATGTCACACCCAACACGGCTTGACGGCTTGCAATGCTATAATTATATTTTTAGGCATTGTAAACGGCTTGTTTTGCGGCTTATTATAGCGCACTCGATAAAATCCACGCTAACACGTTTTAAAGCCCTTAAAACGTCAAATACACGGCTTAAATGTGTATATCATAAAATCATAGAATATTTTTGTTAATTTGTCAATGTACTACAGCACCCGGAACTATACCCGGACAACTTGCGACAGCTCCAGCGGCTGCACGCTTGATTTTTGGCACAGCAAAAAGGGGTACAGAATATCCCTAGTGGTAACACGTGATATATTTTCCGGCTTGATAGTCACAAAATAATGTGACCGGGCGAACATGCGCATGTTTTTCGACAACTTGCAACCATTCACCGGACCTTTGAACTGTTATTTTTAATTCGTGTGACTCCATCCATTCTATACAATCGTACTTGATATAACTAAAGTCACTTATTTTCGGCACTTCATAGCCTAGCGCCTGAACGCGCTTATATATTTCTTTTTTCCCTAAATACTCATAATTAGACATAATACGCCCCCTATCTATAACAAGCCTTAATTATTGGGCTTATATAGTTTTTATGGTTTAGGTAGTTATCAAAAGCCGTCCGGCGGTATTCCTTGCCACTAATAAGTGCAGTAACATCGTCACACGCGCCCGACTCTGCGACAGCTCTAAAAATGTCTGTTATTGCTTTGCGTGTGGCGCGCTCGCTTGCTTGATATTCCGGCGCGCTTTGATATTTGCCGTTGTAGCGTGCTCTTATTTCACGTTCTACAGCGTCAAGACTTTTTAGCTCGTTGCTCATCCGTCAACCCTCTTTTCTATTCGTGCATGGTTTATAGTTACTTTTTGACCTTTTCGCGGTCATGTGTGCGTTAATCTGTTTTTATTAGGTGGTAACGTAAATCACCTATAAGGGCGCACAATTATTTGTTCAGGCGTTGCACCTCTTGAGCCTGATATAAATATAAAGGCATTTATAAGACCTCTTGACGCGATTATTTACCGGACGCGCGGACGGAGTGCAATATATACAGCCGTAAAGCCGTATAAAAGCACCTATAAATTAAATACATTAAATTGATAATATAAGACCTGAAAAGCCTCATATATAAAGCTAATAGCCGGACTTGCACCGGCTGGAATACCTAATTAGATTGTATCGCTATTAGCTTGTGAATTATTCCAATATCGCCCCCCCTATTGTTCGATGATTTCAAAGCATCTTTGTATTTCTTCTAGGCTGTGGCAGCATTCCCCACCAGGATAACGATATATAGCCATATAATTGCCACCGCCTAAAGGTTGCATATCTTTCAAATATGCTCTATATCCTCCATTGCCTTTTATAATTTTTGGATATCCGTCTTTCCTCATTTTTTCAATTCTTGTCACGCTCTTATTCCTCCTAATTAAATAAAAATTAAGTCGATAGTATCAGTTAAGTTATGCGGCTTTTTGTTGAAATATGTAACTTACTAATTGCAAATTAATAAAAAAATAAAAACAGTCCGCCATACCCAATAATCAGGCACGACACAAAAAGCCCGAAAGCCTTTAAAAGCTCGATTAAATCTCTCATATTGCACCCCCTAACAATAACAAAAATCACCTTGTAGTCCGGTTGTAATAATCATTTTCCCATCCTTACGGCGGTAAACTACACCGCAACCGCCATCACGCAAAGACCATACAAGCCAGCCCGCCGGAGTTACTTTTTCATGGTTCTTATAATCATAAAAAGCATAATGCGGTTTTATTCCGCTTTTTTCCTGTTCAAGCGCATTGTTTATAATTTCATCGTCCGTTAATAACAACGCTTTTCCGTTTTTCTGTCGTCCGCAATATCTCATTTTTACGCCCTTTCTGGTCTGCCATCATCAGCACCGGGAGACCGTTCCACGGTGGACGCTCCACGTTGGAGCGTTTCGGCTTAAAAATAAATATAAAAGCTTTTCCCATTGCTATTCCATTCGCTATCTAATACGGTAACTTTTGAAAGTCTGCCAATGCATCCATAAACTCCGGCAGCATAGTATTTAGAATCGACTTGGCATCCTTTAGCGTCAGGGAACTCTTTTTTGATTTCCTGTATAATCTCATTGACTTTGTGACAGCAAACGCCACTTTTTTCGTCGAACGGCTCCAGCCGTGAAATATAGTTCTCTGCATTTTCAAATGTGTATACATTACAATTTAATTTGATGCCGTCCATCATTTCGCCCATTCTGCAAATTTCCTTGTGTGATAATTTTTTCATTTCTTTTCCCTTTTGACTGTGATATAATACAGTCACCTTTCAATTATTATTTTGTTTGGTGCCTGTCGTTTGGTTGGTAGCTCCGCGACAGGCTTTTTTATTTTGTTCCTTGTCTTTCGACTTGACTATACAATACTACATTGCATGTAATATGTCAATACTATATTGCAATAAAAATTAAAAAAATACTAAAATATTTATTTTAATTATTATTTCTACTATATAATGCAATAAAATATTGCAATATCGTATTGCTGTATTATTGAAATAGTTATTGACATAGTAATTTAATTATTATATATTTATGTATAGCAATATTGATATATAGTAATATTGCTAGTAACTATTGATACTATTAATTAAAATAATGAGGTGCAATAAATGGACGAAAAGAAAATTATTGAAAACTATAAAAAAAGAATAAAGCGACAGAATGAAAAAGCCCGGGAAAATTGGGACTCAATAACTTGTAAATTACCGAAGGGCACAAAAGACCGAATACAGGCGCAAGGGCTGACAATTAATGGATTTGTAAACCAATTAGTATTGGACAAGCTGGACGAGCTGGAAAACAATAACAATGAATGTCCATTCTAAAATAATTGCAATTATGTATTGCATTTATGTATTTAATATGTTAATATAATGTCATAGCAAATAAATAGTTTATTTTATTGGAGGTATAAAAAGTATGAAATACGTTGACAAAACCGATAAATATAACGCTTGTGCTGTAGCAAGTAAAACGTGTAAGTTAGGCGGTTGGTGTAGCTCGTGTATGTACGCTTATCCCGGCAATGCTGCAATTAGTGGCAAGCCGGAGAGCTATAAAGATGTTTGCACCATGTCAGAAAAGAATTAAATTAATTGGAGGTATAAAGAGTATGAATATTAACAGAATTAAAGTCGATAGTTTTTGGATTAGCTTTGATATTGAAAATGTAAAGGCAAAAAGAAACGGCAAGACCTTTGAAGAGGTGCAAGCAGTAGCAACCTACACCAAAGACGGAGAAGAAATAGCAAAGATTTACAAGCTAGGCAATTTTGATTACTGCGCGAAGCTCTTAAATAACGATTTTGCAAGAAGCGAAGCAATCCGGATTATTAAGAGCCACGATACAAGCAAATTTAGTCCTTTTAGAGATTAAAAATTAAATATTGCTTTTCAAAAAGTCGGTTTTTATGACCGGCTTTTTATTATATAATATAATTAATATATATATGTGTGTAATGTGGTATATATTAATCAATACAGTTGTTATTATATATCCAATAATCAGTATATTGACAAAATAAGTATATTTGATTATTATTATCTTAAATTTAATTAATAAGCGAATGCCGGCTAGCTCGTATCGTTTGGAATTGCTCCAAGCGGTGCGGGCTTTTTTATTTTGGCTTTTTGGGGGACGTGCTACATGTCAGACATTGAGATTTATGAAAATGATTTATTATTTTATCTAAATGAATTTTGCGAAGTAAATAAGATTGAGGATATTAAAAAAGAATCTCAAAGCGTTTGGAATAGTGCTTTGTATTATATCCAAAAAAAGTTATTTGATATTAATTATTTTAAATCTAAAGAAAATTATAAATTAGATAATGGAATGTATAAAGAGAGTAACTTTAATAGCTATAATTTTGAATTAGTAATGTATGTATTAGATATATATATATATGATATGTGTATGAAGTATGATAAAGAAGTTAGTATATTGGGTTTTAGTTCATTAACTGGTATTCCTGATAGTACTATTTATGACTGGGGTAAGAATACGCTAAGCCCGATAGCATCGGAGATTTTGGAAAAACTGAGAAAATATCAAGAAGAAAGTCTCTCAAATAAGCTCGTGACCGGGGCAAAGAATCCTGTGGGAGTAATTGCAATACTCAACAGGCGTTATGGCTGGGCTTCGCCTTACACAAGCGACAGCAGACAGCAAGCGAGAGCATTAACGGCTAATGAATTACCACAGTTAGGCGGTGCAAATAGTCAGACTATTAAAGCATTACCGAATGATAACATGGTTGATAATGCCAAGTAATTGTATGTGCAATAGATACAATTCTAATCCCTTGAATTATAAGGCTTTGCAGACCATTGAATTATTACAACTATGCACAAAACAGTTGTTTAGCGAAGAGTTGAAAGCATAGAAGTGAATTGTATATGCAATAGATACAATTTAAAACGCTTGATGTTTGAGAGCTGAATGGCGCGCGCATTGGGTGCCCTAGGGGTGTATATGAAAAGCGACAAACCGCCCCACTTAGCCCCCAAAATATCCGCCAAAACAAAAAGACCTTTACCCATACCTTAATCGTACCAAGCAGTATTTATTATTATAACATAAGTTATATATTAATTAAACAACATACACAATAATAATATATATACATACAACTACGATAAAATATTAGTTATATATAATATATAACAGTAAAGGAGCTAACGGAGATGAAATTAACAGGATTTGAGTCTAATAAAATTAATTCCGAGGTGGTAAACCACCCTAGCCACTACAACTTGCCTGACCGTAAAGAGTGCATTGATGAAATGATTGACATTTATGGGCTTAAGGACGTGGCTAAATGGTGTGAGATTACTGCATACAAGTATAAATATCGTGCCGGGCATAAAGATAGCTTCACGCAAGATATACAGAAAGCTATATGGTACACAATTAAGGCTCATGAGCTTAAATCTAAGCGCAAATGGAAGATTTTCGACAAGATTGTTTATAAATTCATGCCAATGTTTCTTAAGGGCCTGTATGCATGGATAATTTTATTCTGTTTACTTTATGGAATACTCTTTGCTGACCGATGCTCAATGGTAGTCTCAATAGTGTTTTTAGTTCTTGCGTGCATAGCTGAGTCAGTATTGAAAGAAAATGAAGATAATTAGATTTTGAGGTGTAAATCATGTTTGTATTAAAAATTGCAACAACAGTATGGCTGGCATTAACCGCGTTTGGAACGTCAAGTACCATGTTAGACGAAAAAGAGACAGTTAGCTCGAGACTTCTCGGTGCTGCGGTAATGCTCGGTCAGATACTTGCCATAGCTTTCATGTGGCAATAGATATAGGGCATTCGCCAAGCGGTAAGGCACAGCACTTTGACTGCTGTATACGTTGGTTCAAATCCAACATGCCCTGTTCGGGGTTTACTTGGTTCCCCCGACATTGGACTTAGTAGTTCCTTTCGCCCTCATAGTGGAAAGCTGTTAAGAGCCGTCACAAGGCTCGTGAGGGGTTAATCGTGTATAATCCCACAATACATGAGCGTGAAAATCAACCTGTCGTAAAGACATCTGTAACAGGCAGAGTAGACATATATACCCCCTTTAATTGTTAAACTAGGGCAACTCAAATCATATGAGTCTTAGGTGAGGTGCAATCCCTCACATGTCCTTTGCTGTAGGTTTCGTTAGTTCTTTTCCTACAGCACATACATATTTATATCTTATATTTCAGGAGGGCGTTGCCACTCCTTAGACTTCACCCTCATTAACGGCATGTAGCTCAGTGGTAGAGCAGTCAGCTATTAGCTGATTTGTCGCGGGTTCGATTCCCAACCTTGCCGATTTAGTAGTGTTAGTAGCACTACGTAGCCTTGAAGTACAAAAGGCTATTCGTGGCGACAATCAGTGTTGCCACGGCGCGTGCCGATATGGGATAAAGGTATTCCAGTAGCTTGCTAAGCTATCCAACAGAAATGTTGTTCGTGTTCGATTCACGATGTCGGCGTTGGTCGGTGTATGCTGACTGTTGATGTGTATGCAAATGGGGTAAGCAACTACTCTGTGAAAACAGATAATAGTGTTCTATGCGCTGTTCGGACATGTGTGGTTCAAATCCACACCACATCAATCATACGTCGGTTTAGTGCGAGCTGTTATATCTTGAATAGCGGTTGCGTAATGCTGATGGTCTGCAATATAGCAGTTTCGGAAAAATAAAAGAAAACACACAAAAACAAGTTGCTAGTAGGTACGCGCGGCCGAAAGCAATGGGGTGAGACACTTCAAAATTCTGTAATGTGTTTTGGGAAACCTTTTGATGGAGTGTATCTTGCCTTTTCAAAAATTCGGTAAAATCAGTTGCCTAGTGATTGCAACACGAAAAGCGGAACCGTGACCGCCTGACAGCTGTTTTTATATAAATCACGGAGTTATCGGTACGGAGGTAAATAATATGCTATCAGAAAATGAAATCCAAACAAAAGTTAATTTCTTATCATCAGCAAGGTGCAATCACACATTCCATAAATACATTGACATAACAGGTGACTTGATAGAGGGAACACTTTTATCGAGGATTTTATATTGGTTTGCGCCAAGTAAAGACAATAAGAGCAAAGTTAAGATATACAAGGACGGCGAATATTGGATTGCAAAGCAAAGAAAAGACTGGTGGGAAGAAATAAGGATTACTGAAAGACAGTATGACAAAGCAATTAAATCGTTGGTGAAAAAGAAATTTGTAATTACAGCAAAATACAAATTCAACTCAATGCCAACTATACATATAAGACCTAATTATGATGTTATCAACGCAGAAGTTAAAAAATGGGAAGAAAATATCAGACAAGAGGTTATAGCAGAAGATAGAGGACAGGAATTACATGAACAGGCAGACGGGAATGACACAAAATGTAATTCCCAAGGGAATAACACAAAGTGTAACTCGGGAATGCCACAAGGTGTAACTCTTTTAACAGGGATTACTAACAATGATTACTTTAACAATAATTACGAAACAGGGATTACTGATAAGGTACATACATCAACTAACATTGACGGAGAGGTACATACATCTGTTTCCGAGAAACAGACGGCAAGAGTCACCCGACAAAATATGCAAGCAAAGAAAGATGATATGGTCTGTAGGTTCTTTGCAATCTGTGATGATAATATCGAAAACAGGACAATTAGGGTAGCTGTCAAAAGAACATTTCGCAAATACATGAGTATGTATGAGACAGGTTTTTGCAAGGTTCACCCAATCTTGACCGATAAGACACTGACTAATGTATGTCTGTCGCTTTCTAATGTGACCGATACAGAGCATAATCACTTTGAGTGGACAGATGTTTACCTAGCAGACGAAACAGGGCTTACTGGGCTTGATAGAATGGTTAATGAGCATTTCAGACGAGCACATAGAAGAGAGACTAACTACTCGATAACACATTTTGCTAAAAGCGACTATCTACTACAGTTGGCACAAGGCATTATTGAATGCTAAGCGGAGGTATAAATATGGCAAAGGGAGTTAAGACACGAAATATTGATTCGTTCCGAGAGGGATTGATGGAATACGCATATGGCAGATGTTCACAGGCAGAAGCAGCAAAGATTGCCGGCATGAGCGTGCCGACATTTAGGAAGTACGCAAACATGCACTTTTTAGGCATTCCGTTTCCTGACACACTGTTTAAGGCAAAGGAAGAGTGAGAAGCATGTGTGAATTTTGCGAAAACATTTATGAAAATGGCGAAGTTAACGGAGATACACTTTTTAAATATCATGGAATGTCACTTGTCAAAGAAAATGGTTTTAATATATGCGTTATCACCAAAGACAAATTTGAAAATGACGAGCTATGGACAGTCTCACAGCCTATTAATTACTGCCCTATGTGTGGCAAAAAATTAAGAGAGGACTAAGTATGTGTGAATTTTGTGAAAGAGGAAAACCTTTGGCTATTGGAAAGACGAACGATTATGGACTTGCAATACAATATCCGAACAAAATTATTGCATTTGGATATGACGTTCACGGAGCCGGTAGTAACGGATTGGTTAAAAAAATCAATTATTGCCCTATCTGCGGTAGAAAGTTGATGGAATGATGATTACACAGAAAGATGTCCACAATAATATAGTTGTAAATGCAAGCGTTTGGCAGAAAAGATATTTATCATTACAATGCGGTGGAAGTGTTGAAAAGATAAAGGAAGTCGAACAGACAATGGCTAATATGATTAACGGCATTAGCAAGGCACTTGAAAATAGCGGAACGGATAAATTAGAAGAAGCAGACTATTGTTTGCGATGAAAGGGAGATTTTATGAAGAAGAAAATTTTAGCAGTTGTATTAGGATTAACATTGTGCTTGGGAATGACCGGATGTGCGTCATGGGACAGAGCAGTAACAGATATGAAAAGTGATGTAAATGGCGGTATGCAGAGAACAATTACTGTATACACGGCAGATGGTAAAGAACTTGCAACATACAAAGGCAAGATTGACATTGATACAAACGATGGTGGATATGTTAAGTTTGATTTTAACGGCAAGAGATATATCTACTACAATTGCTTTGTAGAAAGCATTGCGGATATTGATTAAGTGATATTACCGGCTACAGATTGATTGTAGTCGCTACCATAGAAAGTTAAATGCAAAAGATTATCGGTTTAGGGGCGATATTATGAATATAATTCAGATACCATTTGAACATAAAATGTTTAATGAAGAGTTTAGCGGTTCGTTAGAAAATTTTATTTATGATGAATTTGCATTGGTATATACCTTGAATGCCGAAATGACTTTGGGCTTTGCTGTGTTTTTTCATTCTAATGACATAGGAGATATAAGCGGAACAGAGATACAACTTGTTAGACGAGGAAATGAATGGATAAAAGGCATAGCATACCAAATCGAAGTAGATGGAAGTCCATATGATGGTATGACTGTTTATTGCAGTAGCGAAGAAAAGAAATATACGGAGATAGGACACGACATAGCACAATTAGTTTTCGGAACAATGATATACATAATGAATACCCCAAGGCATAAAATTATAAAACCCAAAACCTCAAAAGAGAAAAAAGAGGAAATAGGGAAAACAACAAAAATTACTAGCGGTAACGCAGATAAGATTTATTTACTTGATGAAATTGTTGATTATGTCAACGAAAACGGATTAACAATATCACCAGGGAAACATATTATAAATTGCCCTTGTTGGAGCGTTCGAGGACATTACAGACATTATAAAAGCGGTAAAGTAGTATTTATAAAAAATTACGAAAAAGGAAAAGAAAAAGGAAAAGTCAAGCCAAAAGACATGACTTACACAATTTGAAAGGTGAGAATTTGATATGCTTATAAAAAAATTAAGATATTTTATTATTAAACGTCGCTTAGTAAGAGAAGCGAAAAACCTTGACGAACATAAAAAAGCTGCAATTGACAGATTCAACGAATCTGCATTTAAAATATTAAGGGAATATTTCCCAAATCTTTCAGAAGAACAATATTGCCATATATACGGCAAAATCGAAGGTTTATTAGAAGCAAAAATTTTTTATTTGACAATGGATAAATCATGGATATCATATAGAGACAATGGGAGAGCTTTACGTGATTTTGCACACATATGTGATTTTTTAAAATCTGAGCAAGAGACAGACGAAGACTCTTTCAAGAAGATTTCTTTAGAAAGGAAAAATGACGATGGACAATCTTGTATTTAAGAAAGCTAATATTCCGGTGGCAGTTGCTGCGAAAGCTCTGAACGTTGACGCTCAAACAGTACGTTTGCTGTTGCAGAATAAGCTTGTTGATTGGGGAATAGCTTATAAAAGACCGGGAAGTAACCAATACAGTTACATAATTTATTCTAAAAAATTTTATGAAGTGACTGGATTCTATTACGGAGAACAATCATAAAATATCAGAACCGTTGCATATAAGTTTGCAACGCTACCCTAAAACAGTTATAGGCAGAGGTCTATAAGCACCTTTGCTGAAAAGTGGAGGTGCTTTTCTTATGGCTAGTCAAAGCCTTATTTCCACAGTAAACGGATATGAAAATTACATAGAGAATAAAGGAATAGACGAGCAAGTAATTAATGCCTATGTAGACGCTTGCAGTGTAGCCATAAATGGCGAGAAAGATATTGAGTATGGACTACAGCTCACTAAGAGGGCAAAAGAGCTTATAGAGGACTTCTGCACGGCTAAAACAGGCGGTACGATTTGGGATTTGGATTACTACCATTTCAAGCATGAGACTACACCATATGACTTAGTTAATCACTATTTTGATTTATTTCTGATGGAAGCTCACTATAAGTTTGAGAGCTTTATGATTTACATGGAAAAAAATCGTCCACCATGGGAAAGATTTTATTTGCCAAGGAGAAATCCGTTGAGCAAAGTCGCACAACTCATTCAAGATTTGTACGATGATAAACTTGATGAGGGCATGGTGTTCTGCCCTGGACGTATCGGAAAGACTCAAATCGTTAAAATGGGTAATTTGTGGTTTGGTTCAAACAGGCCTGAGAGGTCAAATCTATATTCGGCATATTCTGACAAAATAACCGGAGGATTTTACGATGGAACATTAGAAATGGTAAATGACCCAACGTACACCTACAAAGATATTTACCCTAAAATTGTAGAGAAAAAAGCTATCACAGATGGAAAAGACCTTACGATAGACTTCTTGCGTAAAAAAACATACCCAACATTTACCATGCGCTCTATATACGGAACGCTGAACGGAGCGTGTGACTGTGACGGCTTGGGAGTATATGACGATTTATTTAGCGGTATTGATGAAGCATTAAGCGAGGACAGACAGGCTACAGTTTGGGGAAAGTTTGATAATAACTTTATGCCGAGAATTAAGCCCGGCAAAGCAAAGTTGCTAGGAATAGGCACGAGATGGGCACCGAAAGATGTCCAAGGGCGCAGACTAGAATTACTTGCAAATAATCCTGAATATAAAAACATACGTCATAGAGAGGTTATAATTCCGGCACTCAATGAAAACAATGAGAGCAATTTTGATTATCCCTACAAATTAGGATATTCCACATTAGATTATAAGCGCAGAATGGCTTCATTTGAAGATAATGACGATATGGCTTCATGGTTCGCTCAATATCAGCAAGAGCCGATAGAAAGAAAAGGCCAGATGTTCAATATTGATAACATGAACTTTTTTGACCCGGCAGAAATTGAGGGAATAAGACCTGATAGAATTTTTTCGGCAAACGACCCGGCATATGGTGGTGGAGACTTTGTGTCAATGCCGATTTGCTATGAGATTGAAAAGGAATACTATATCGTGGATGTTGTGTATAACGATGGCGATAAGGATATAACAATTCCCGAAGTAACAAGCAGAATGGAAAGCCACTTAGATAAATTTCCGAACAAAACAGCAGAGGTGCATTTTGAGGAAACAAAAACAACATCTGCCTATCGTTTGGATTGCGAGAAAGTATGGAAGAAAGATTGCTACCCGATATTGACAAGCCATGACCCGGCAGATAACAAAACTGCAAAAATGGACAGAATTAAAAATCATGCGCCGGATATAAGAAAACTGCATTTCATAAAACTTGAAAGACAAACTAAGGAATACAAGAAATATTTTCAAAACGTTCTTTCTTGCACATATGAGGGCAAAATGAAACATGATGATGGTGTAGATTCTACTGCACAGTTGTGCGATATGATTTTTAGGGAAAAGCGGATAGCAAAAGTTGAAGCAGTACACAATCCGTTCAGAGGAGGGCTTTATTAATGACAAAGGAAGTTTTATCACAGTATTCAGACTTACAAGAGGAAATCAAAGAGGTTAGAAAGAAAATTGCTAAATTGCAAGATGACCTTAAAAAGATAGAAAGCGGAGAAAGCGTGATTGACACTGTGTCAGGAGGCATGGGTGGCACACAACATTTCAAAATCGAGGGTGTACCATACCCTGAATACGGACGCAAGCGTACATTATTGTACTCAAGAATGACTACATTACAGCTTTTACAAGATGATTTGCTTGAAAAAACAAACGATGTAGAGGAATTTATAGCAAGCCTTGATGATAGCAGAATGAGAAGAATAATTAATTTTAGATTTTTGGAAAATAAATCATGGTTACAGACGGCATATGCGCTTGGCGGTAAAGCCACGGCAGATAGCGTAAGAATGGAGTTTGAAAGATTTTTTAAGAAAATGTAAGTTTGTTCGTTCGGTTCGCTTAGAATGTGATAATGTGTAAGATGAAAAAAATGTAATTCGTTCATTGCAAAAAATCTCTTTTAGAAATGGCACTCACAGATTGTGGGTGCTATTTTTAGTGAAACGAGGACAACATGAATAATCAGAATATTGTACCAACAGGAAAACGAAGTGTAATGTGCCCTCGTTGCGGAAAGCTATTAACGTGGGTAAATAAAAACGATAAGAAGCGCCACAAAGTAATGTGTACGCACTGCCGTAAATGGATATGGTTTTGGGCTGGCACACAAGACTTTCAGATAAAAGAGGTTCCACAGAGAACTTCTGCAAGTGGCATGAGGTTTTATTGATGTATAGGTATGCGCATAAAAACGTAAGACCTTTTTCGGCTGTCTGTCAGAATAATTACGGCAGACAAGTTATTTTTACCCGTCAAAGGCAAATTACAAAAAACAACATAATCGAAGAACTGAATAAAGCACTTGTGATTCACGAGCAAAATGCTATTGAGATTGAGTATCTTGACAGATACTATCGTGGCGACCAACCGATTTTGTATCGGCAGAAAGTGAACCGCCCGGAAATCAATAACAAGATTGCTGTAAATCTTGCATATGAACTTGTTGAGCGCAAAACCGCAGAGATGTGTGCCGAGCCAATCCAATATGTGCTGCGTGGTACCGATAACCACAAGTCGGAAGAAATCACACAGCTTAACATTACAATGGACTCGGAAAGCAAACAGGAGTGCGACATAGACATACATCGCTGGAGGAGCATATGCGGTACCGGCTACAGATTTATCGGTAATGATGACGGACAAGGACAGTTGCTTGATGAGAGCGATTTTTACTTATCTTCTGAAAATCCAATGTACACCTTTGTAGTTTACTACTCAAATGGACGTCCGGCATTCTCTTGCCAAATCGGAGAGGACGAGAACGGAGCAAACATATACTATGTGTTCACTGATAATGAGTGGTTTGATATTCGCAACGACAAAATTTATGATAGCGGAATAAACGGCAACAGAGCTATTCCGGTGATTGAATATCCAAACAATGCAAGGCGATTGTCTGATATTGAAATGACTATTGCTATCACAGACGCTATTAACGTGCTTACATCGGACAGAATTAATGGCGTTGAGCAGTTTGTGTCTGCATGGGTGAAATTCGTTAATTGTGAGATTGATATAGACACATTCAGAAAAATGCGACAAGAGGGAGCATTGGTAGTTAAATCTAACAATGGTTCAGATAACAAGGCTGATGTTGATGTAATGACGAGTGAGCTTAATCAGACGGAGGGACAAGTGGTATTCACAGACCTTTTTGAAAGATTTTTAAGCATCCAAGGCCTTGCAAATCGTCAGGGCAACACAGGCGGTGACACCGGTTCTGCTGTAGAACTGAGAAACGGACATTACGACGCCGGACTTAGAACGGCTATTAACGAGCCTATCCTCAAAAAGTCGGAGAGAATGGCACTTAGGCTTATTCTTAACAGGCTGAGAATTAATAAGGGCTTTACGCTTATGCCTAGTGATGTTGAGATACACATTAATCACAACAAGCTTGACAACATGCTTGTTAAGGCAGAGGTGCTTGAAATATTACTTAGGTGCGGTATCAATTACAAGAGAGCCGTCAAGACGATTGATATGTTTAGTGACCCTGAGCAAGTTACTCTTGAAAGTGCTAAGCGCATGGAAATGTTATTCCCGGAAGAACAGCCGACAACAGCTACACCTAACAATAATAACGATGATAAGAACAATGGAAAGACAGCCGATGAATAATTGGCTGTCAATTTATTTTGGAGCTTGATATGGCAGATGAAATCCACGCACTTAACAAAAATGAAATACAAGACATAGATTATGATACATATTTTGGTGAGATGGATTTATCTGACGAGGAAAAGGAAGATAGAAAAAAGCTTGCCGAAAAGTTTGAAAAAATCTTTGTTATGCTATTTGCCTTGTTATCCGGCAAGGAAGAAACAGAGATAACCACTATCACTAAAGAATTTATCATCAGATATGAGAGCATTGCCACACAGTATTGCAAGGCAAAGAAAACACCCTCATATATTACGGATTATGCCCGGTACATTGTGAATGAGGTAGTTGACGCTACCACGCAAAATATTGAGGTTGAGTATTTTACTTCACAGAAGCGAGCAAAAAATGTAGCTGCGAATGAAGCTAATGCAGTCGGCAATTACAGATTGCAAACGGATATGGTGAAACAGGGCTACAAAACAAAAGAATGGCGCTCAAAAGAAGATTCACATGTTAGACCTACACATGCAGATGTTGACAGAAAGAGAATTGATATCTTTGAGCCGTTTGAAGTTGGGAATTCGTTGATGATGTTTCCAAAAGACCATTCTTTAGGCGCAGAGGTAAAAGAGATTTCTAACTGCCGATGTAGCGTTAAATATTACAAATAATGAGCGAGGTATTAACAATGAAATATGATTATACAGTGATTCAAGACGGCATAACCTATAATGCTGGCGAAGAAGTCCCGGACATGGGGAGCATAACGGCTATTGTATCAAGTGGAAATTACAGAGAATACAATGCTTTATCAAAAGACTATGACAAGTTGCCACATTACGTTTCTTTTGGTAGCAGTTGTTACATGATTGATGTATCGGAACTGTATAAATACGATGCCATTAATCGCATTTGGATTAAACAATAAGGAGGGCACAATGAGAGCTGACGAAGTATACGCAATGCTTAAAAAGAGAATTGAACAAGGTGGCGTAACTGACGAAGTGATTAAGAAGATTGTGGAACAGTATTTTGAAGAACATCCTGTTCAGATTACGACCGATAATACGCTTTCAATCGCTGGGATGCCGGCTGATGCAAAAGCCACTGGAAATGCAATCAAAAATGCGTTGAACAATTTAGATGTATTTCTCGAGAAATTTTTCTCTTTGCAAAGAACCGGAAAAGTGTATGGAGTTAAAGTTCCAAAGTCAACATCAAATCCTACATCTCTGTGCGAAAAAACAAGGGATAATAAAGGCCTTGTTTGCGTACCATCTACGGACACAGTAGAAAACCAAGATGATTACGAAAACATACCGATGTTTAAATGGTACGAGGTCAATTATAAGCGATACGATGATGGCTTTGCATACCCTACGGCATTTGTGGGTGATAGTACCTACAAGACAGATGGTGATGCAGATATAGGGGCTATGCAGATGACATTTTACTACGCTTGGCTTGATGTGTCAGACGAGTACAGAGAGCTAGTTATATCTGACACACCACATGAAGAACTTGGGCTTAAACCATGGGAACAAGCGTTACGTGCCGATGGTACGATAATGCCTTATTTCATTCAGTCGAGACACCCAAGTGTTATAGGCTCAGATGGATTACTGCATTCTCAACGAGGCAAAGTCGCAAGAAATCAAAGTTATCAAAACATGATAACTAACTATGGTGAGAAAGGCATAGGCTATACCGGAGCCGGCTCAGATAGACATACATTCGCACAGATATTTAACCTTATCAAATATACAAACAAGTCAAGTCAAGATAGCATGGCAGGTGTAACAAGTTGGAATATACAATATCCAGCAAGTGTACAATCAGCGGATAAGCATAATTATTTCCCAGTTACAAACGCACAAGCTAATAATTTACAAGTAGGACTATGCGTATCTGTTGGATATGCTGATACTTCGGGCTCACTTGATAGAGGTGTACCAAGTGTTCATGCTTATGCCGATGATGTAAAAATCACAGCAATAGAAACACTTGATGACAGCAATAAGGCAATATATCTTGACTGTCAGCCATTTAATACTTTACTGGTTGACGAAAGACAGATATACATAACATCAATGCACGCATATAGCGGTGATACTGATGTTGTAATTGGACACCATGACGGCTCTCCTGTTAGCAATTCAGATGGAAAACACCCTTGTAGAATACAGGGTATTGAGTATCTGCTTGGCGGTGCAATGATAGCATCTGATACAGTAATGGTATTTAAACCTGATTATTCCAAGGACGTGTATGTTGCTCCTAAGGGAACAAAGCATGTTACCGATGAAAACGCTATAAAATCAAGCTATTTGCTTGTTGGAAATATTGCAGCAAGTGCAGATGGCAAAGGTTCAGATTATTGGACAGGCGATGTAGAGCAGAAGTATGGAGCATGGCTGCCTACAAATCAAGTGGCTAATAGCGGTCAAGGCAATAAAGATATTGTTTATACTGGTGGCGCCACTACTGGGGGAACTAGAGAATATTATCAGGGCGGTATTCTCTGGCTTGGCGCGGATGCGGGCTTTTGTTGCTTGGCTTGTTGGGCCGGGCTTGGCGGGGCGGGCTGGGGTTGCTTGTCGGCCGATTAAAAAGCTTTTAGGGGGATTGTTAAGGGGAGCACCCCTTGACATAGCCTTAAATATATAACAGGACTTGAGTGAGGGCGGTAATCTCAGGAATGGCGCGAATGCGGGCTTTTGTTACTTGAATTGTTGGAACAGGCTTGACAGGGCGAACTGGAATTACTTGTCGGCTAATTTTTGAAATGGAAAACACAACATTACAGTTTGCACTCATTTCGTCAACAATAAGTTAACCTTATTTATAAAATAAGCTGTCGTTGGCACTCATAATCAGAGTCAACGAAAAATTGTGTAGAAAAGCGGTGGTTAGTAAGCATAAGCCGAAAAGCACTTAACACAAAAATCGAGGGATATTAATTAATGAAGAGAAAATGTAAAAATGTGGATATTACTAATCTTGAATTTATTGAAACAGCGGTCAAAGATTGCCTTAAAAATAAGAAAAAGACAAGAAATGACATAGTAAATATTTTCAATGAATACGGCAATGTTCACAGCATTGCAGTTCAACTTCGGAAAGAAATCCTTGATAAAAAGCTGGAATTAAAGCCTATTTGGTATAAGAAAAAATGGGATGAAGCATCTGCTAAATGGCGCAATATTGGAATACAAGATATAAAACAGCAGATGTATGACTATGTAGCGGTTAATGCCATGGGGGATTTGCTGAAAAGAGTAGGGAAATATCAATGTGCGTCAATTAAAGGCAGAGGACAAATATATTGTGTAAAAGCACTGTACAGAAAAATACAAGACAAAAGAATCAGATATGCTTGTAGCTTTGACGTAAAAAAATACTATGAATCCATTAGCAGGAATAAGTTAATGAAATGGCTAGGTAAACATATCAAAAATGGTGAATTATTGTGGCTGATAGAAACCCTTATCAATACGTTTGACAAAGGACTTTCAATCGGCTCTTTTTTATCTCAACACTTAGCAAACTTGTATTTATCGGACATATATCATACTGTCACCGAAAATTTGTACAGAATCAGAAACAAGAAAAATGGCAAGCTACTTAGGATAAATATGGTTAGTGCTTGCTATATGTATATGGACGACATACACATTGTTGGAACTAATTCCAAGGATTTAATTAAAGCGGCACTGAAAATTGTGTCTATGGCAAAAGATATAGGATTAACAATCAAGCCAAACTGGAGATGCTATCAGATAAATGATGGATTTATTGACCTTTGCGGCTACAGGGTATACAGGGACCGCATAGAAGTTAGAAGAACAACTCTTAAGAGAATCCGTAGGGCTTATATTAGATACGAGAAGAAACAAAACAACAAGCAATTGGCAAAAAGAGTTATATCTCATTATGGAATACTTAAATATTCGGATAGCTACAATTTCTGCCATAAATACAATGTATATAAATTGCTCAAGATAGCAAGAAGGGTGGTAAGTAATGATAGTAAGAGCAGAAGAACCGCAACAGGAAGTTGTTATAAAAATAGATACCAAGGGAATAGCTTGGGTATATCTGTGCCTTAACGAAAAAATTAAGACAGAGGAATATACAGAATCCGGGGAGCACCCGAGAACGCATACCTACTATGAGTACGATGGAACACAGTTCCACGCTCCTGTTGAAAGTCTTGACCTTCAAGACATCAACAATAATCCTCAGAAATACAATGGTTATGAGCCGGCTAAAGTGCCGTCTGACCTTGAACGTATAGATGCACAAGCAACATATACAGCAATGATGACTAACACATTGCTGACGGAGGAATAGTCTATTATGTATGACAAAATAAAAAAATGGTATCAAATCTATCACATATGGACTGCTGAAATGGTTAAACAGGCCTATGAAAAAGGTTTAATCACCGAAGAACAATACAAAGATATAATTCAATAATTGATATTAAATGAGCGACTACATCTTAATCGGTGCGGTTGCTCATTTTTTATACAAAATTTGCAGTTGTGCGTTAAACAACAGAAAAACTCGGCGGGAGCGACCCGCGATAACAAAAGCGTGAGTTACGGAGGTAATGAAATGACAAGAAATGATGTTTTGAAGCTTTTTCCTGATGCAACGGATGAGCAGATAACAAATCTGCTTAACAAGAGCGGTGAGGAAATGGCGAGAGAGAAAGAAAAAGCCAATCAGTACAAGGCTAAAGCCGACAAAGCTGACGAGCTACAAACACAGCTTGACGAGCTACAGGCTGGCAATATGACAGAGCTTGAAAAGGCGAATAAGGCCTTGGAGACAGCCAATCAGCAGATAGCCAAGTTACAGAAAGATAATGCCGTCAGAGATTTACGAGAGAGTGCAATGTCTGATTTTGGAATTACAGCCGAACAGGCAAAGACAGTAGTAAAAGAGGATGGCTCTTTTGACACGACATCACTTGGCAAGATTATTTCCGACATGAAAGCCAATGCGATAGCAGAGTATGAGAAAAACGCTCTCAACAATACTCCGAATCCAAGCAATGGCGGTAACAATAATGAACCCGACTCAAAGCCAGCAGATGTAGCCAATGCAGAACAAATCTCATTCGGTACAGTTGCAAGTGCTGAAAGTCAAAACAGCTATGTAATTTAAAACAGGAGGTAGAACGATGGGAAAGCCAATCGTAAGAGACTTTACACAGAGTAAAGGAATTTTAAAATTTTTCCCTTATGAGGGTGCAGCGTGCCTTGTACCGCAGACTATGGTAACAAGCGCAGACGCAAACGGAATGAAGATTGTACCGGCCGGTACACCATTCCCAAGCAATGACGCAGAGTGCAAGGGATATCTGTTACACGATGTAGATGTAACAATGGGTGACGCACCTGGAACATATGTATATCAGGGAACTATTGATTGGGAGAAAGTTAAGTCACTTTCAATCGCAGATGAAGCTAGAACTGCAACACCTAGAGTTACTTTCTATGGCGCACCAAAGATTGTAGCAAGTCAGGTTTAAAGGAGGTAGAAGAACATGGCATTACCATTAGCAGAAGCATTTACAGCGAGAAGCCTCGGTGTAATGTGGAACAATTATCAGAAGACATTAGGAACTGCCCCTTATCTTGGCAGACAGAAATTTGGAACACGTAAACAGGACTCACTCGACCTTAGATTCATCAAGGGCAAGAACGGACTGCCGGTATCACTCAAAGCTTCAAACTTTGATGCACAGGCAGAGTTAAGAGACGTTGGAGGTTTCTCTGACATTCAGAACTCAATGCCATTTTATCGTGAGTCTTATATGGTAACAGAGAAGGAGGAACAGGAGTATGACAATTACAGAACTTCTGAAAACTCTAACCTTGCCAATAACGTATTACGTGAAATCTCAAAGAAACCAATGAACCTTATCGAGGGCGCATTAGTTGTGCCGGAGAGACAGATTTGGCAGTTACTTGCACCTACAGATGGTGTACCAAGAGTAAAAGTAACTATTGGCGACAAACCTTTTTACATTGACTATCTTGCAGATAATGAGAAATCAGAGCATACGGCAAAGCATTACAAGACTTTTACAGGCACAAGTGCATGGGACAAGTCGGATACAGCCACACCACTTGACGACCTTATTAAGACCAAGAGAGATTTCTCAAAGGCTACAGGCTACTCACTTACACGTTTCACCATGAATACAGAGACTTGGGAAATGGTTCTCGGAGCAGAGGATACAAAGAAACAGGTACTCGGTATCACTGCTTACAATGGCGGTATCAGATTACAGCAAGGACAGGTTACTGAATACCTTAGAGGATATGGTATCGAGATTGAAGTATACGATAAGCTCTATGTTGACGAGTCAGGACAGACACAGTACTTTGTACCAACAGGCATTGTATCCGCACAGTCTGCCGGAGTATTCCTTGGCGATTACACATTCGGTAAGACTCCAGAGGAAAGAAGCGGAAGTATCACAGACGGAAACCTCTCACTTGTTGAGACAGGTGTATCTGTATACACATACGCTACAAATCATCCTATCAATACTCACTGTATCGTATCTATGATTGGATTACCTACATTCGAGGGTATGGATAGCGTTATGGTTCTCAAAGTTAAGGAGGATTAAGGCTTATGATAGCAACGCACTCTATAAAGCATGATGGAGTGTGGTATAAAGTCGGAGACGAGGTACCGGAAAGCAATAGCAATTCGGTGCCTTCTGATTTTATGAACCCACCTGAAACACCATACACAAAGACAGAAATTAACAGAATGTCAACAGCCGACCTAAAGAAGCTTGCGAGCGAAAATGGTATTGAAAATGCCACAGAAATAAATGGCAGCGACTTGAAGAAAATGTTAATTGAAAAGTTTGGATTATAAGGAGCTTGGCATGGAATACACCACATTAGAGCAAGTCAAAATCAGACTTAAACAATATCATATCGAAACTGTCACAAACGACGATTATACAACATCTGATGTGGTTGCATTCGATAAAAAAGAAGATAACCCACTCATTGAACAGCTCATTAGACAAGCCACGGAAGATGTAAAAGCAAAAAGGTGTTATCCGGACACTTTCACTGATGATGATATAACTGCCGATTTAAAGCAGTTTGAGAATGTCGTTATCAATCTCGCTGTCTACGACCATTCACAAGCTGGTGAGAACTATATGAGCGCATTGAGTGAGGGTGGAGTGAGCCGTACATGGAAAGACAGAGATAAGCTGTTTGTCGGAGTTTTTCCTTTTGTCAAAGTGCTATAAGCAAAAGAAGATTGTGCGTTACCAATATGGTAGCAGGCGGTACACATTAAGTGGTGGTGGGCGGTGTGCCAATTACCAAAGATGAAAGGCTGTAAGATGAATAATTTAATCTATCAGACATACATTATTGCCTTGCCAATTGTCCTGACAGCACTTTTGGGTTATATTGTTTGGCTTTTACAAGAGCAGAAAAAGCAAAAAGCGATAGACACAAAAGAAAGAAACGAGCGCATTGAAGAGGAAAAGAAGCTACGACAAGCAAACGGAAAAGGTACAATGTTACTTTTACGAGTACAGCTTATCGAATACCATGACAAGTACATGAAGCTTGGTGAAATACCCTCATATGCGTATCAGAATTTTTGCGAGATGTATGACGCATACCACGCACTTGGTGGTAATGGCATGGTAACAAAAATGAAAAATGAGATTGAGGAAATCCATTTAGGCAAAGGAGGTAAAAGCTAATGGACTTTACACAAGTACCTACAGTAGTTGCTATTATGGTAATTACTTATTTAATCGGATATGCTTCAAAGCAGATACCACAGGTTAAAGATAATATTATTCCTATTATCGTAGGTGTAGCCGGTGGAATACTCGGTATTGTTGGAATGTTTGTAATTCCCGGTTATCCGGCAGATAACATTCTTGATGCAATAGCAGTTGGCATCGTGTCGGGCATGGCAAGTACCGGTGTTAATCAGATTTACAAGCAGATAAAGAAAAATGCTTGACATTAATAAACAGGCCATGAAATACGCGCTTCAAGGTCAAACTGTCACAGTATACGATAAAGACGAGGACGGAAATCTAAAGTTTTACGAAACAGAGGACGGAGAGAAAATATATTACACCCATGAAGAAACAGGCTTTTCGGAGCCTGTTAATTTTCGGGCAAATATATCGTTTGACGGAGGAGAAGCACAGAACAAGGAATATGGCTTTAATACGGCTGATTTTGACGCTGTTTTGCTGACAGATAAGGGAATGTACCCTTTTAAAAAAGGTGACGTTATTTGGCTTGATAGCGAGCCTACAAAGGACGATAACGGATTAGTTGATTCAACTTCCGCAGACTTTACAATAGTGGGAGTCAAGCCCTCTCTTTATTCAGTTAAATACATGCTCAAAGCAGTTGTGAAAGAAGTGTAATTATGAAGATTGACGTTTCTCTGACAGAAAAATCTATACAAGATGCGATAGACAAGCTTGAAAGATACAAAGACCGCTTACAAGACAAGTGTATAGCGTTTGTCGCAGAGCTTGCTAGTAATGGCATAGCCGTAGCACAAGCGAATACAGGCAATTTCGGACACTATATCACGTTTAGTTACGAAATTAAAGATACAACAGACGGCTGTACGGCTATTGTGCTTGCCACTGAAACAGGGCAGATACAAAGCATATGGCAGACGGCTGACGGACTCAAAACAGTTGATGTGTCGCCTTTACTTATGGCTGAATACGGCTCGGGCTGGAGAGCTAAGCCACACTTTAATGATGCAAGAGGCGGTCAAGGAACTTTCCCATGGCAGACACACGCATTTGACAGCGAGGGTTGGTATTGGAGAGACGAAAGCGGAGAATTACACCATTCATACGGCATTACACCTACAATGCCGATGTATCGTGCATTTTTAAAAATGGAAAATGACATCATAGGAACGGCACGGAAAAATTTTAGTTGAGGTGAGATAAAGTGGCGAATCAAAATCAATGGGTTTATGACCTTGAAAATCTCACATATGCGATTTTAAAAAGCCGATGTGAGAAGAAATTGAAAACTAAATATCCCAAGCTAAAAATCACGCAAGAGGAGCAGTCGGACAGTTCAACGGCTAGTTTCCCGACAGTGCTAGTTCAAGCACTCGAACCTATTGAACAGAACGAGGATTTGGAGTGCGAAAGAATAAATACAGTGTTATTTACGGCACAAGTAACTGTTACAACGAATAAAAGCCGTTCAGAAGCCTTGAATGTGGCACAGACAGTGGCCAATGAATACAAAGCTATGTCATTCAAGCTGACAACAACCCCATTCGCTAGGAAAAACGGCAAATTATGGACAGCAACATTACGTGCTAGGCGGTCATTCGACTGGAATGATAGATTATAAGAGCTTTTTGGCTCTTATTTTTTTATGAAAAATTAGGAGGTAATAAAAATGGCAACAGGATTAAAAAGTAGAATTGCTTACAAGACACCAACCGCATCCGCCACAAGTGGCGATTACTGGGCTGGAACTTACAAGCTCTTAATAAGGGCAAAATCAATCCCCTCACCATTCGGTTCACAGAACATGGTAGATACTTCAACTCTTGAGGATTTAGTAGAGACACAGGAAATGGGTAGACGTTCAGCCGGTTCTATGGAAGTTGAGGGAGCTTTCGAGAAAAAGTATAAAGATGAAATGGTAACCAACGAGGGTAAGAAGCTCGACTTCATTATTCTCTATGGTACAGATGGAAAAGGTTCAGAGGGTATCTGTGCTTTTATCGGTCAGGAGTCATTCGCCCCGGGCGAGGCTTCTGATGACCACTTAACAGGAACTGCGACTGTATCAGTTCAGACAGTACCTAAGTGGATTGAGGATAATTACGAGGTTGCGGTAACAGAGGATGACCAAGGCTATCCAACAGCAATCACACTCACAAAAAAATCATGAGCCAATCGAAAAAAGCCGTAGCGGTTGGCTATGATGATAGCACGGCTGACAGCGAACTTGAAGATACAATATAGTAAGGTAATTGAGGCAGTTTTAATACTGCCTCTTTCCCTATATAAATTAGGGAGAAAGGGAAAGATAAAATGAAAATTAAATTAAACGGAAAAGAATACACAGTTAAATTCGGATATGCACCGGTAGTTAAGAATAAAATTATTCCAAGGCTCGTAGGAATGGAGCAACAGGGCGAGGGGCTTGAAGCCATTGACAACATGCTTGAATTTTTACCGGAGTTTTTACTCGTGGGCTTACAGAAATTCCATGCTGACGAATTTGGCTTTGATTTTGACAATAAAGAAGCAAAAGAGAAACAGCTTGTAAAGGTATACGATTTACTTGACGATTACCTTGACCCGGAGAATGAAGAGGGTGGAGATTTACAATCGCTCTACAATGATTTGTCGGCTGAAATGGAGAAAAACAGTTTTTTATCGAAGATGTTGGAGAAAGAGGTACAGACAGCCAAGAAGAAGCCAATCAAGAAGTAAAAGAGCTTACGTGGGATGTGTATTGTGACGAAATCCGCCCATATTGGCTCTTGGTAACTAAAGGCTATGGATTTAGCGTTGAGGACATAGATATGTCTTGTCCGGCTGATTTAGAGCCTTATTCAAAGGCTTATATGCTTGAACAAAAAGAAGCCGACTCCAACATGTGGGCTTGGTGGGGCACATACGGACTAAGCGCAACTCTTACAGCTATCGACAGAGCTTTAAATGGCAACAAAGCAAGAGCAAAATACATTGAAAAATCATTAAATGAGCAGTACTCAGAAGATAACGAGCCTAAATACAAGGAGTCTAATGAGGAAATTGCCGTTTATGAGATGAAACAACGAATTAACGCATTAAGACAATCAGGATTACCTGAAAGTCCTGATTAATGAGGTGAAAATATGGCATATAAAGGAATTGACGTATCGTCATATCAAGGAAATATTGATTGGAGTAAGGTTAAGTGGGCTGGAGTGCAATTTGCAATCCTAAAAATAATCCGCAAAGACCTTAATCCGGATAAAACCTTTGAGCAAAACTGGAAAGGCTGTACCGATGTAGGAATGCCAATACAAGGTGTTTACAACTACTCATACGCTACAACAGTAGAGAAAGCAAAGACAGACGCAAACAAGGTCATTCAGACGCTTAACGGAAGAAAAACTTTTGTTTGGTTAGATGTTGAAGATAAATGCCAGCAAGGACTCGGACAGACACTTATTGATATTGTCAACACATATCAGAGTGTTATTAAGAGTGCCGGGCTTAACTTCGGTGTATACACAGGGCTTAGCTTTTATAATCAGTACATTGCACCATACGCAAATCAGATTAATTGTCCGTTTTGGATAGCACGTTATCCATCCACTAAGGGAATGTCTATTGGTGATGAGCCTAATAGTGCAAAGAAGCCTGTTATACAGCATCCTCTGTATGGCTGGCAGTATTCAAGCGCATTTACTTGTAGCGGTCTGAGTAACAGCACTGACGCTAACTTACTCTATATTGAGCTTGATAAGGGTGACGGAATAGAGAATAATCCGGCACCAACAGCAACTCCGACACCAATAGCAACTCCGGCAAAGAATAACGCTTGGAAAGGCAATGAGGAATATTACCTCGACAATGATAATGTAAGAAAATGGCAGCACGCTATGAATGTAGGCTTCGACCTCAAAGGAGCTGATGCACTGAAAGAAGATGGCAAGTTTGGAGCCAATTCACAGAGATTTGCTAAAAATCACAATTTGTGGAGCGGTCAGAGACATAACTGCCCGACAGCCTTTAAGTGGTTGAGAAAAACTCTGCATGACAAGTATCATTTCTACAAACTTGATTCTGATTACGGCAAGTGGACGGATTATCTCACTAAATGTGTCATGGTATTTCAAAAGAATAGAGGCCTTAAGCAAGACGGCTATGTTGGATTGATTACAACATACTATCTGCTCAAAGACTAAATACATGAGAGCTACTTTAGGGTAGCTCTTTTTTATTACAGGGAGGTGAGAAAATGGCAGAGAACATTGAGCTTCAAATCAAGTCGGATGCGCAACAAGCAAATAGAGCCATAGGTAACTTACAAGGCAAACTGCAAGAACTTGGAACTACTCTCAATTCCCTCAATGGTGCAAGCATAAGCAATTTTGCGAGCGGAATGTCACAACTTGCAACATCACTTAGAAGTGTGAGCAGTATTGACACACGTACCTTTAGCAAGATTGCGACTAACATGGAAAAACTCGGCAACCTTGATACTGCAAGACTTGTCAGCTCGGCAAGTGCCTTAAAGAGTATGGCAACAGAATTGTCGGGCTTTGCAAATATCTCAAAACAATCAGCAGAGATTACACAGCTAACAGCTTCAATCTCAAAGCTTGGCTCAAAATCAGCCGGTTATGCTGCGGACAATATCAGAAACCTTGGCAGTGCCTTGAAAGAGGTAATGACAACATTATCTAGCGCACCGAGAGTCAACAATAACATTATTCAAATGACTAATGCACTTGCTAATCTGTCGCAACAAGGCGCAAAAGTCGGTTCGGCTAGTAGGTCACTTGTAACAGGCTTTTCAAACACAACTAAGTCGATTAAGAGTACAAGAAGCGGATTTAGAGGTTTGGCTTCAACTATCGGTAAGTTTTACGCAACTTATTGGATGGTTATGCGAGCCGTAGGGAAAATAGGCAGTGCAGTTGATTTAGCGAGCCAATTAACAGAGGTTCAAAACGTAGTAGACACCACGTTTGGCGATATGGCAAGCAAGGTTGATGATTTTACAAAAACATCAATTCAAGACTTTGGAATGTCGGAGCTGACAGTTAAGCAAATATCAAGCCGTTTCCAAGCGTTAGGTACCTCTATAGGCATTTCATCAGAACAAGTGGCAAATGGTACGGCAGTGGCAAATAAAGCTCTTATGAGCCAAAATAACACGCTATACAAGACTACAGACAGTATGGCTGATATGTCGCTTAATCTTACAAGATTAGCTGGTGATATGGCTTCATTCTATGATGTAGACCAAGCCGATGTTGCAAAGAGCTTACAATCTATTTTTTCGGGAACAATTGCACCATTAAGGAGATACGGACTTGATTTAACACAAGCCACACTTTCAGAGTGGGCTATGAAAAACGGACTTGACGCAAATATCAAGTCAATGACGCAAGCTGAAAAGGTATTGCTAAGATACAATTATGTCATGGCAAATACGCAAGCTGCACAAGGAGACTTCGCCAAGACAGCCGATAAACGAAACGTTAGTTTCATGTGTCGCGCAGCATAGTAATATGCTGATGAAAAATCGAGCAAAGTCGGTGAAAACTAAGTTGATTTAGACAACATACTTTGATATAATATGTTTGAGGTGATTTAATGAGAACGTATTATATCTATAAGGCTACAAATAAAGTAAACGGAAAATTATATATCGGACAAACAGTAAACTATCACGCTAGGGTTCAACAACATTTAAGGCGTTCGCCAAAAGAGGATTGCTTATTTCACAGAGCAATTAAAGAATATGGCAAGGACAACTTTGAATGGGAAGTGATTGATAAATGCAATAGTTCACAGAAAGCATTGCGACTTGAAAGATTTTATATATCTTTGTATAACACATACAGAGATGGATATAATGAGAATAAGGGCGGTGTTGGTGGACACAACGCAAGAGCTGTCGTAAGGCTAGATAAGGACGGAACATTCATAGAAAGATACGATAGTGCGATGGAAGCCGAGAAATATGGTTTTGGTAATGTTGATGTATTATTATGTTGCAAAAACAAAATGCTGACATGTAAAGGCTATCAATTCATGTTTGAAGATGAATATAAAGCTAATGGAGCTAAGACATATGTAAAGCCAAAACCTATCAATCAGAGAAAAGTTATTCAATGTGACCTAAAAGGCAATTATATCAAAGAATTTGATAGCATAGCACAGGCTTCAACCGAAACAGGAACAAACAGGACAACACTGATAGGGGCATTGAAACATCGTTATAAAAATGCCAATGGATATATTTTTGTCTATAAAGAAGATTTTCCGATAAAAGATTTGAGCATGTATACTAAACTAAAAAAGGGTAGGAAAATAGCTCAAATTGACATAAAAACAAATAAAGTAGTCAAGGAGTATGATAGAATATCTGACGCTGGCAAAGCGTTGGGGGTCAATTACAAAGCCATACACAAAGTAGTTGATAAACCCGACAGGACAGCATACGGATATAAATGGATAAGTCAATAAGTCAATACCGAGGTAATCAATCAGATAGCGAAAGGCTGATTGACACTGTAACGCGTAGGAAGTGAATAAATATAATCTTCCCAAGAGTGCTCGACAACCATAAGACGTAGAAATGCGTCTTATTTTTGTGGTTGAAAATGTACGCTGAACTTATAGGAAACTATAAGAAGTAGAGGATAAAAAGCCTTTACGATAACAAATTGACATGGGCGAATAGTGTAAGAGTCCTTAAGCAAGAGTTCCAAGCATGGGGCAGTATCATAGGTAGCGTAGTAATCAATGCTCTAAAGCCGTTTGTTCAAGCCTTAAGTAAAGTAATGCTCAAGGTTATCAGCTTTACAAGAACTGTAGCTGACGCACTCGGAGCAATCTTCGGATGGACTATCGAGATAAATGGTGGCGGTGCTACTGTTGACGGCATGGAGGACATAGCTGGCGGAGTAGGCGATATTGGTGATAGTGCTGATAGCTCTAATAAGAAAGCACAAAAACTGAAAAAGACATTGCTTAGCATAGATGAGATACACGCACTTGACGATAACAGCGATAGTGGCAGTGGCGGCGGTTCAGGCAGTGGCGGTTCCGGCAGCGGGGGAGCTGGCAGTGGAGTTGATAGCTCGCTGAAAAAGACAGATGGATTGCTCGAAAAATACAAATCATCAATCAAAGACCTTTACTCACTCGGAAAGTACATCGGTGACGCTCTTGCGAGTGCTATGGAGAGTATTGATTGGAAGAAGATTTATCAGAAAGCTGACAATTTTGGAAAAGGGCTTGCAGACTTCCTTAACGGCTTAATCAGCCCAAGACTCTTTTATGATTTGGGCGCAACAATAGCCGGTTCACTGAACACAGCTTTGCATTTTCTCAATTCATTCGGTACAACATTCGACTGGACTAATTTTGGCTTGTCGATTGCTAATGGCATTAATGGATTTTTTGAGAATTTTGATTTTGCGTTACTAGCAAAAACTATTAACGCATGGGTACAAGGAATATACACCATGCTAACCACGGCAATTAAAAATGTGTCGTGGAAAGACGTACTCAAAGGCATTACGGATTTTTTAAGCAATTTAGACATTAAAACTGTTGAGATAATAGTTGGCACATTGCTGATAAAAAAGATAATTTCGTTAAAATTGGGTTCAGTGGCACTTGCTTTTATTGGAAAATCATTATCAAAAGCGATAGCACAGGCAATAGCTTCAAAAATTGGATTTGAGCTTGCAGAAGGAGCTGGCATTGGAACGGCAATAATGCAAGCTTTTAAAACGATTTTCGCCTCATTGTCAACAAATCTCGGACTACTTATAGAAGGACTATTCAGTGGTTTGAGTTTGGGTGATGCAATAACGGCCGCATTCGGAACAGGGGCAGCAGACCTATTAGCAACAATCGGCTCTGCTTTTTCAGCAATAGCCGGAACGATTTTATCTATTGTAAATTTTGTCAAAATGTTAAAAGACGGATTTAGCTGGGTAAATGAGATTTTAATGGTGATAGGTGTTGCATTAGCTACAATCGGAGCAATATTAGCTGGTGTGGCAGCATTGCCAGCGGTAATTGTTGGAGCAATAGTGGCAGCAGTTGCAACGATTGTTGTTGTGGTAAAAGATAATTGGAACGCAATTTGTGAACTATTTTCAGCGGCCGGCGAATGGTTCAATGGAAATGTCATTGAACCTGTAGTTTCATTTTTTAAAGATATGTGGAAAACCATAAGTGGCTTTTTCGGTTCTCTATGGAAAGACATAGTAACTGTGTGGCAAGGAGCTTCGAAATGGTTTAGTTCCACAGTAATTGAGCCGATAGTTGGCTTTTTTAAAGGCTTTGCTACACGAGCGCAACAGATTTTTCAAGGTGTTTGGATAATAATTCAAGCAATTTGGATAGTAGCTTCAAGCTGGTTTAATAATAATGTGATTACTCCAATTTCAAATCTGTTTAACTTTTTAAAAACACTTATACAGGCAACGATACAGACAGCAAAAGATTTTGTATTTTCAACATGGCAAGGGGTGGCAAGTTGGTTTAGCAGTACAGTAATACAACCGATTTCAAACTTTTTTAATATGTTGAAAGCTGGTATAACATCGGCGCTTAGCACAGCAAAGAACTTTGTTATATCTACTTGGCAAAGCGTGGCGGGTTGGTTTAATGGCAATGTTATTTCGCCTGTTGTAAACTGCTTTAATATTATGAAAAATGGAATTACAAACGCGTTTAATTATGTGTGGAGTTCAATAAGAGGCGGTGTTACAGGAGCCATGAACTACGTTATTTCAAAAATAGAGAATGGGGTTAATTTTGTTGTCAGTGGAATCAACTCTTTATTAAGAGGATTTAACAAAGTTGTTTCTATGGCTGCTAAGGTGGCTGGTGCAAATTGGAACGGAGTATCGTTAGTTCCGAAAGTACATATTCCAAGGCTTGCTAGTGGTGGAATTTTCCCAAGGGGAGAGGACGGCATGGCTTTCATCAATCACAACGAGTTAGTCGGTAAATTCTCAAATGGTAGAAACGTAGTCGCAAACAATCAACAGATTACAGACGGAATTAGAGATGCTGTATTAGAGGGAATGGCTCAAGCAATGATGAACTATAATGCCGGTGGAAACTCTGCACCTATCATTGAAAATGTGTTTAAGTGTGACAGTGAAACGCTCTATCGCATGACACAGGTAGGTAAAGCAAAGCATGGACAAAGATACATTGTAGCAAATGAATTTGGCTAAGACACTCACCCTTGCGTGGGTGTCTTTTTACGAGGTAACAATATGGCAATGATGTTAGTAGACGGAGTGGCATTACCTACTCCGTCAACTTTTGAATGGGGCATGATTGATGTGTCTGCAAGCGACAGTGGACGTACACAGGACGCTCAAATGCACAAGAATAGAATAGCTCAAAAGCGACAACTCAAATTGTCATGGAGCGGTACGGACATGGCCAGAACAGCAAAGATACTTCAAATGGTGAACCCCGAATATATCAGAGTGACATATCCTGACGCTATGAGTGGCACTGATGAAACACGTACATTCTATGTAGGCGATAGAAGTGCACCTATCAAGATATGGACTATCAACAATAAGAGGTATGAGACATTGAGTTTTGACCTCATAGAAGTATAAGGCGGTGATTAAATGCTTAACGTATCGGCTAAATGGCAAAGAGCAGTAATGCTCGACAATGATATAAATGTAAATTGCTTCACTGACATAGTTACGGCAAGCGGTGAAAAAATTCCTATTAGTGATAGTGAGCTGTGGGCGAATGGCTTCGAGGTCAATGACTCAACATCGAGCAATGGCACTTTCACAATCGGGGCTTTGGTTGCCGGAAAACTGAAAATTAAGCTGAATAACATTTATGAAGATTACAGCAAGTATGATTTTGATAAGGCAAGTGTAACAGCATATGTCTCAAAAAGCTTTTCTGACGGCACAACCGAAAAACTAAAAATCGGTGAGTATAGAGTCAGCGAGACAAGCTATGACGGCTCACTCATAACGCTTACTTGCCTTGACAATATTAATAATTTCAATCGCGAGTATGACAGCAATTTAAGCTACCCTACGACAGCGTATGAGGTGGTCAGAGACGCTTGCATTAAGTGTGATGTACCTTTTACTATGGCGAGATTTGACAACTCTGATTACGTGATTAACGAGATACCGAGTGATAATCAAAAGCTCACATATGGACAGGTGATAGCTTACATTTTGCAGTTAAGCGGATTATGGGGCAAATGCGGTCACGATGGCGAATTGCTTATCGAGTGGTATGATATGAGCCAGTTTGGGAGCCAAAATTACAATGGCGGAACTTTTAGCACAAAAACTACACCATACTCTGACGGAGACAGCGTTGATGGTGGAAATTTCACCGACTATTCAAGTGGAGATAGTGCTGATGGTGGAACATTCACGGAGGCGAGAAATTACCACAATATTTACACGCAAAAGGATTTGAATGTTGCGACCGATGATGTTGTCATCACCGGGGTAAAGGTAACTGTAACCTCAAAAGAGGACAAGACAAAAGATGTTAATGCACTTGCCGGAAAAGAGGGGTATGTAGTCTCAATCTCTGATAATCCGTTTATTACGGCAGATGGGGCGCAAGCAGTTGCTAACTATATCTTCAAGAAAATCGGTGGCATGAGGTTCAGGCCTCTTGACGCTACACTCTTGTCAAACCCACTGATTGAGAGCGGAGATGTGGCACTCGTGACAGACCGCAAGCAAAATACCTATAGCTGTTTTATTTCCAACCGAACGTTTACAGTTGGAAGTGGCACTAAAATTTCGTGTGATGCCGAAAATGCCTCAAGAAATAGTGCTGATAAATTCAGTAGTGAGACAAAGGCTGTCGTACAAGCTAGGAAAGTTGCGCAGGCACAACTAAGTGTATATGACAAGCAAATGCAATTGCTGACACAGCTAATGTCTCAATCGCTCGGACTTTTTAAGACTGAACAGGTGCAAGAGGATGGCTCAATTATTTACATTATGCACAATAAAGCCGACCTTAATTCGAGCAACATACAGTGGAAAATGACGGCTAATGGCTTAGCGGTTTCAAATGATTACGGCAAAACATGGAAAGCAGGAGTTGACAAAGACGGAAACGCTATTTTCAATATTATGTCGGCTATCGGCATTAATTTTGACTGGGCGCATGGTGGAACAATTAACATGGGAAATGGAGTGTTTGTCGTTGATGAAAACGGCAAGGTAACTGCTTCAAATCTTAATATGTCCGGTGGAAGTATTGCACTGAACGGAAATTTAAGTAATTCAAAGATTGATTTAAAGGCTACTGACAATTCAGGAAACAATTATGAGCTTTGGATGAATGGTGCGGTCTTGCGAATTGTCAAAAACGGCAAGAACGTGATTACACTCTATGGAACCACAGGCACTATAGGTGCGCAGACAATAGGCGCTCAAGAGATAGAATCTGATAAATTTAGAGAGTTCGATAGAGGATATGCTATGTGTGGCGATGCAACAGGGCATAAATACCATTGTGATTGGAAGAATGACACTACTTTGAGTTTCCAAGTTGATGATACTTGGGTATGGAGTTCGTCAGATAAACGCTTAAAAAAGAATATCGTAGCAATTAATCAAGATTATATTGACGCAGTAGGCTCGGTTAATTTATTTCAATACAATCTTAATAGACAAGGATATTCAGACAAACCGTTATATTTTGGAGCAATGGCACAGGATATAATCGAGAATCTTAAAGATAAAGGACATGTCAATGAAAATCTTGATATGATTTCCCAAAACAAAGCAACATCGGATGATGATACGCTGTACTACGGCATGAACTATGAGCAATTCCTAATCTTAAGACTTGCCGGAGACGAGCAGAAGATTGATAAAATGCAAAAACACATAGATGAATTGGAAGATAAGTTTTCAAGATTGTGTCAGAAATTAGGCATTGATGAAAGTGAGGTGTAGCTTATGGCAATTCAAATGAGACGAGGGGCATACGCACAGTTTGACCCCTCAAAAATGAAAGCTGGCGAATGGGCGGTATCGACCGACTCCGACACGAAAAAACAGCAGATATGGATGTGTTTCGCGCCCGGAATAGTTAAGCGAATGGCAGCACTTGAAGATTTGCAAAACGAATTAGGCAAATTTGCAACATTTGGAATTACGGATGATGGATATTTTTACGTTCAGACACCCGATTGAAATGATTTAGTTTTTAGCGCAGATGATAGTGGAAGGTTGGTGATTGATTATGCCTAAATATATAGGTAACAGATGTATTCCAATGCCAATGGGTAATTGGGACAAAACCAAAGAATATGAAAATCTCTCGGTGGTTTTAGCAAGCAATGGTGACAGTTATACATCAAAGAAGAATGTGCCAAAAGGAATTGAGTTATCAAACATTGAATATTGGGCTGTCAGTTCTCGATTTAATGCACAGTTAGAGACACAGAAAAAGCGCATTGACAACATTGTAGCACTGCCTGATGGCTCTACTACAGGTGATGCTGAATTAACTGATATAAGAGTAGGCGCAGACGGAAAGACTTATCCAAATGCGGGTGATGCAGTTAGAGGACAGGTTAGTTCACTAAAGGAAGATATAGATAAGTATTGTGGAGTATCAAAACCAACATATACCTTAAAAGAAAATACGTATATAAATAATGAGGGATATGTTTCTCAAGCTGGATTTGTTACAAGTAATCCTATTCCTGTTAATGCTAATGATATTGTTAAATTAACTGCCACAGGATATTTAACAAATATTGTCATGATTAACATGTGTGATGAAAATGGAAATCTTTCATTGACATCAGATGATAGACGTTGGTCGATTGATAGTACACACAGGGAATATACATTTATAGTACCACGAAAAGGATACTTTGTTGTTAGTGGTACTAGTTCGATACTTGATTTAAAAATATTGACTGACATTTCAAACGTAGTTTTAAAAAACGGTGTTGACAGTGCAAATAACATAATACAAGAATCTAATCTAACACCGTTATCAATTACAAAATTTAAAAGCGGATGTATAACCGCTGATGGCTCAGTAGCCGATAATCCTAGTTTTGTATACAGTGAACCAGTTAAATTATACAAAGGTCAAATTGTTAAATCTTTAGTACAAGGTTATTTAAATAATGTTTCTTTAGTTTCAATGTATAACGAGGATGGAACTTATACACCATTAGTTGTATCAACAGATAGTAATGAAAAAACTCTTGTTTACAATATAAAATCATATGGTAAATATGTTTTTTGTACATATGTCAATGTGGCATATGATTATAAAATTTATATTGATTGCGCTACTTTACTTCAACCGCAAGAAACAGTCAATTTTATGACAATTTTTCACAAATTAGGCGTTATTGGAGATAGTTTATCAAGCGGTGGAATTGCTAGAGATAATAAATATATAGACAGATATGATTTCTCGTGGCTATCAAATATTGCTAGAAGAAATGGTTTGAAATGTGAGCATTATTCTCAAGGCGGTATGACGGCTAAAAATTGGTTAAATAACACAGGAGAATTATATACAAAATTTCAAAATGATGATGAATTAGCGTCCGCAATATTTATTGCATTGGGTACAAACGATATAAATGCAGGGTATCAAGTTGGAAACTCAACAGATGCGCCAGGTACAGATTCATTTTGTGGCTACATTAAAAGCATAATAGAAACTATAAGAACAAAAAACCCTAATTGTGTTATATTCATGGTTTCTTTATATAGTTTATCAGATACTAGTAAAATATACTCAAACGCAATAAGGGATTTGTCTAAGTTGTATGATTTATGCTATTTTGTGAATTATGCAGATAATAACGATGGTGTTGTTATAGACAGTACAGATTGGAGTATTTCAAGATATGGGCACTTTACTACAACAGCATATGTTAAAGTTTCAAGCATAATTGAAAAATTATGTAACGATATAGTAAAAAACAATCAAAGTGAATTCGGACATTTTGGCGTTGAGCAGGTCGCGACCAATAAAGAGGATATTGGTTCGCTAAAGGAAGATATAGGAAATAAAGCTCCTGCAATAATAAAAAAAGCATCAGGAAAAACTATCGTTATAAATGATTCTTCAAATCTTCCAATAAAAAAATTGCATGGAACAGGAAAAATCATAATTACAGGGAAGAATATTCTTAATGATAAAAAGTCCAACGAATTCATTCCATTTGAAGCAAAAGCTGATACGCTATTTACACTTATCACCAACGGAGAATTGAGTGAAGGTGGGAATGTCAAATTTTTAACTGAAAATGGTGATGATTTATGGTTTCCTATTGATAAAGGGCAGACAAGAGTTTCTGCAAAAATTAATAGCAATGTAAAAGGATTTTATAATTTACTTGTGATTAAAGAGGGACTTAAATACTGTTTTTCTGTTGGGGAAAATGATGAATATGAAGAGTATGTGGAGCAAGTAATCACCGCTCCAGTTGATAGCAAGCAATTAAAGGCAATTCACACAAATTATCCTACAACCATGCTGACATCAGAAAACGAAATATCTGTTGAGTATGTAGCGGATACGGAAGCATATATCGAAAAGAGAATTAAACTCGAAATTCAAAACGCTTTAATCAATCAGAAAATTTCGGGGGTATAAACAAGGAGGTGATGATATGGCCGGTCAGAGATTACCTATCGAGGTAGTCCAGGAGCGAAAGCAGGCTATTACAACTAAAAAGGAGAGGGAAACCTCTCCATAGTTCAATGAAAAATAAAATCAAGCCACATCAGTGCAGAAGCAACAATGCCAAAGATAGAACCACCATGATTGCGTGGAATTTCATTCTTAGACGCTAAATCAACTATTCCGAGAATAATTGAAGCAATAGAGCAACACACAAAAATTAAGCCAAACATAGCAATAAAAAGGTCATTGTCCACCGGAAAGAATCCTATTTTTGTTGCAATAAACATTATAAGCGGAATGGCTATGAGAATGCCACTTGTGAAGCTTGCTGTTGAATTTTGCTTAACGAATGGCTCATCTTTTTGGCACAGCTCTACATAATATTTGGCTGTTTCAAATGAAACCAAAGTCCTTTGCGATATTTCATTACAAGCCATGCCTAAGTTGCCATTATAATGCTTGATTATATCATCAACATTGATTTTTTGACCATTGATGACGTAGGAATTGCATTTATTTGTTTTTGCCATATTAACATCTCCTTTTGTAGTTCTTTTTTGTCATTCTATTCTTTACAATCCATGTTGTCAATATTCGACAAAATAAAACACTTTAAAGTGCTACAGTAATGATGTTCTCAAATAAGAGAACTCTTCAAGTTTCGGTAGGGCGGTGGATTTTTCTGCCGTCCTTATTGACGTTTAAGAACAAATGTTCTATAATTGATGTATCGGAGGTAGTATTGTATGGAATATAAGGATGAAATAATTAAAATGATTGAGGGCTTGGAAGATAAAGACCTGTTATTGTACTTGTACATATTTATTAAAGGAAAAATAGAGGCAGAGTAAAAACTCTGCCTTGTGGTTATATTTTCTTTTCCCAAACGTTACCACACTTTGAACACACAAACTTTGTTTTGCCGTTCTTGCCTTTAATTCCGGTAGCAGTACCGACAACGGCACCGACAGGTCCGAAGAGACCGCCTACTGTGTTGCCAACAAGCGCTTTGCCGAATGAGAATTTTTTCTTGGTATCAACAGGTATGCCAACACCATCACAACCCCATTTAGGACATTTAACAGTTTTACTCATAATTAAAATACCGCCTTTCTTATTAATTTGATTTATTTTGAGTATTTTCATACATCATATCTATTAAATTCATAATATTTTCTTGCTCTTTATCCGACAATTTAGATAATTTCAAAGCGTAGTCCTTGATTTTACTATCCATTTTCGACAGAGCCAAGTCTTTTGTTGCTTCCTCGACAACTGAATGGTGCTCTTTTCCGGTAACTAAATAATCAAGTGAACAATCAAGACATTCTGCAATTTTTACCAACTTAAATAATTTTGGACTGCTTTTTCCCTTTTTCCAATCTGAAAAAGTACTTTTAGGGAAACCGCCATATTTAGCCACTTCTGAATCATTTAACCCTTTTGAGTCTCTTAATTTACAATATCTTTCGTACATAGAAAATCTCCTTTAAAAAAAGTTGTGATTTCTCAACATTTGGGGTTGACAAATAAGACTTCCTAATGTAGAATGAAAAAGAAGTTAGGAAATCTCAACTCAATAAAAAATAAAATTGAGAAAATAATATTATGTTTCTGGACAATTCATAGTATACACGATTTTCTAATTTTTATCAAGACTTAGTTAGGATTTTTGAACTAAAAACAAAAACTGTTAGCGTACTATCTCTAACAGCCGTTGCCTTATATGGCACTTTTTATAGCAACGGATTTCCTAACTATTGTCAAGAAAGGAGATGGGAAATTGAATAAGAAAAAACGACAGGCAAGCTTCAAAAAACTTGACACGCTCATAAAAGCTAGAAACGTTTCGTTTTACAAACTGTCGGAGGAACTCGGAATGGCACGAAGTACTTTTTCGGATTGGAAGTCGGGAAAATCAATGCCAAAAACAGACAAGCTAATTAAGATTGCTAATTATTTTGGCGTAGAAGTTTCTTATTTTATCGAGTAGAAAGGAGAAAACATGAACGATTTACAAATTTTCAATAATGAAGAGTTTGGAGAAGTCCGAATGATAGAAATTGACGGAAAGCCATATTTTGTAGCAACAGATGTAGCAACCGCACTTGGATATACAAATCCACGCAAGGCAGTTAATGACCATTGCAAGGGAGTAACGAAACGTGACACCCCTACATCTAGTGGAGTGCAATCTATGTCATACATAAATGAGGGAGATTTATACCGACTCATTATGAAATCAAAATTGCCTAGCGCAGAGAAATTTGAGCGGTGGGTAATGGATGAGGTACTTCCGTCAATCAGAAAAACAGGCAGTTATGGTATGCCAAAGACAACAGGCGGTCAGATACAGCTTTTAGCACAGGGCTATACAGAATTAGAGCAGAAAGTAAACGACATCAAAGATGATGTGAGCGAGCTTAAGGAAAACGTACCACTTTATAGTTGCGATATTGACGAGATACAACAGCATGTTAAGCGCAGAGTTGTAAATATCCTTGGTGGCAAGCAGAGCGAAGCATACAGGGATAACAGTATCAGACATAAGACATTCTCTGATATATGGACACAGTTAAAGCGTGAGTATGGTTGCGTATCTACTTATAAGAGTATCAAGAGGAAGTATATAGACGATGTGCATGAGTTTATTGATTGCTATGTCGCGCCTAAGTATCTTGATGAGCTTATTCAGGATGCAAACGCTCAACAGAGTTTTGCATAGTGAGGTGATTGTATGAGGAAAAGAACTTTAAAACAGAAATTTTACACCGGCTGTGGCTATTCGATTTTCGGAGCATTAGCTTTTACATTTTTCCTTGGATTATCGGTGGCATACGGAATTAAGACAGCGAGTATTATCGTTGGAGCAATCGTAACAGTATTTTGGCTGATATTGATTGCGACATGTCTCATAGAGGAGGGCGAACCGCATGAGAAGAAAAAGGATATTGATGTTATCGACTTTAATAATTGGAACTATGACCTTAAAGCCAATAGCAACGAAAGCAGATAGCAAAGTTGAGCTGACAGCCGGAGTTACTTCCTATATTAATAGTGTAATGCTTGGAAAGATTGAGCCGACAGTAATTCAGAATGAGCCGGTTGTAGTTGAGCAGACCTATGAGGAGCCAACAGTTCCGACTTGCCGTAAGAAATACAGTTGTAGCCGATTTAAGAAGCTAGGGCGAGTCCGATATGGCGATTACACTTATACGTGGTACTCACAGAGAGTGTTACCCGGTGGTGGACTTAATATACCGGGCAGACATCTAAATGAGCGTGGGCTTGTAGTTGATGAAAACGAGTATGTAGTAATTGCAAGTGATGATTTACCACATGGAGTTGTGGTTGATACTCCTGTCGGCATACAAGGGATTGTATATGACGAAGGGAGCGGAAATGGAAACCTTGACATCTACTGCGATTGGTAGCCAATTGAAACGTCAGAGTGCTAACGATTACCTACAAGAATTATATCGAGCTAAACGGCATGAGGACAAATCATTTGACTTTCAAGCGTTATTAGATAAAGAAATGGAGAAACTAAATGAGCAGTGTAAGACGAATAAGGCTAGGTGATACAAGATACAGATTGAAGCCATTAACAAGAGAGCAGAAGCTATTGCTCAACAAGGCTCATTATGTGCCGAGTGAGTGGCTTTTTGTATCGGAGTCGGACTCATACTTAAGAGTAGTGAAGAAATCGAGCCTACACGGAAATTTGATTTTAAAAACCATAAACAAATAGAAAGAGAGGAAACGCAATGAAGATTACACACATTTTTGCACAGAATTTTTGTAAATTCTATGGCAAAAACACATTAGACACAGATTTTTCAATGAAAACTGTATTGTCCGGTCAGAATGAAGTCGGCAAATCAACAGTTAAGAGAATTATTCTTGATGTGCTGAATTGCCATGACGAGAACGACAGAGAGATTACAGGCATAAGACCGCATGATGAAAACGGAGTCGAGATTGACGATGTTGACATTGTAAGAGCTGTTACCTTTGAGATTGACGGAAAAAGAAAAATTCTGAAAAAGGTTACAAGGCAGAAACGCAACAAAAAAGGTGAGATTACAGGCAGTGTTACTGATTACTCAATCAATGATGTGCCTTACAAAATGGCTGACTACAATCAGTACATCAACGACAACATGGCAGAACTTGGAGTATTACCATTCTGCTTAAATGCCATGACATTGCTTAACAAGTCACAGGCAGAGCAGAGATTAGCACTTGCAAGCTATTTTGGTACACGTACTGATGAAGAAATCTGCGATATGTTTCCACAGTTTGCTGAACTTAAGCCGATGTTTGACGATGGGGATGTAGACCAGCTCAAAAAAGCATGCCGTGGCAAGCTAAACGGCACAGGCGGTAGGAATGGCTCAAAAGGACTTGTCAAGGAAAGAGACGAAATCTCAACAAGGATTGATACAATTCATTCTACCAATGAGTATACAGACCTTGCAGAGCTTGAATTGCAGAAGAAAACATACGAGCCACAGCTTAAGGAAATTGAAGATAAGCTGTCCGACTACAATAAGATTTTAGAGGATAAGCAGAAAGCCACAGAGGACATTATGAGCCTTAAGTTTGAGCTTTCAGACATGGAGAGAAAAGCCAATGCTGACAATCAGAAAAAGCGCATGGAGCTACAGTTACAGATTGATGGCTTCGATGCTTCGATTCACAAAACAGAGTCAATGATAAGAGCCGGAAAGACTAGCATTAAAACCTCTGAAAGAGAGATTGAAGATTGCGCAAGAGACTTAGAAAAGGTACGCGCCGAGTGGAGAAAAACAAAAGAGCTTGCCTTTGATGAAAGCAGTGTTAATTGTCCGATGTGTGGTCAGAAGTTGCCGGAAGATAAGATAGAGAGCATGAGAAATGAGTTTGACGAGCGAAAAGCAAAGAACCTTAAAGAGCTTGAAGATAAGGGAAATGCACTATCAAATGATAGCAAGGGGTTTAAACAGGCTATCGAGGATAGGAAGAAAGAAATAGCTGACCTTGAAGCAGAACTTAAGGAGCTGACAGAAAGGCATGATATTGTTGCTAAAGAGCTTAGAAAAGTACCTACTGATGTTGATATGACAGACAACAGTGAGTATCAGGCATTTAAGGCTAAAATCGAGGAAAAAGAGAAAGCTCTTGCTGATGAAAACGATACATCAGAACTTATCAGAAAGCTTAAAAACGAGCGAAACGAACTGTTAAGGCAAGTTTCATCAGTTGACACAAAGATTGAGCTTGGTGTGGCAAATAACAAGCGTATAGACGATAGCATAGCTGACCTTGAAACAAAGAGAACCGACCTCAATCAGGAGATTGCCGATTGGGAAAGAAAGCTTGACTTGCTCAAAGAGTTTACTCGCAAGAAGAATGAACTCTTACAGGCTGATGTTAATAAGTATCTGAATTTTGCCACAGCAAAGCTGTTTAGACCACTCTTAAATGGTGATACCGAGGAGTGCTGCGACTTTGTTTACAATGGTGAAGCATATGCGAGAAATCTCAATCATGGTGCAAGAATGTTGACGGAAGTTGACATATGCCGAGCTTTTCAGAAAGTGGCAAACGTTAATTTTCCAATTATTATTGATGATACAGAGAGCGTTGATGATTGGAGAATACCACAGATTGATAACCAGTTGATTATGTTGAAGCATACACAGGACAAAGAGCTTGTGATTGAGGCGGTGTGATATGAAGAATGATAGATATATTGTAGAACGAGAGTTTGAACACGTAGGATATAAATGTGTCGTTACATTCAATGTGATGGGACATAGGTGCGGATATGTAGGCATTCCCAAAAACCACCCTTTATATGGTAAAGAGTATTCGGACTATCTTGAAATTAAGAAAGCAGATGTCGGAGACCGAAAAATAAGCGGTATTTTTCCTTTGCTTGGAGCTTGTCTTGATAAAGACGAAAGAATACGAATTGAAGCATATTTTTCATGCCACGGCGGTATTACTTTTGCGGATGGTGGAGAAAATTCAAACTATCCAATAGAAAGTGATTTATGGTGGTTTGGATTTGACTGCGCACATTGCGATGACGCAAAAGAACTTGAACTCGCTTATGAGAGATTTCCTAATTACAGAGAGAGCCTTGCTATGCAGATTGAGAGTGAAGGCAGATTTCGCATTGATGGGTTGACAATTCGCACAGAGGAATATGTAGCAGAAGAGTGCAAGAAGTTAGCAGAACAATTAAAAGAGTTTGAAGAAAGTGAGATATAGAAATGAGTATTAAGAAGAGAAATTATTATATGGGTGGGAAGAAACATACTGTAGAGCTTAAGTATGACGGATATATGTACACAGTCATATCTGACGGAGTTCTATTCAAGCAGACACCTAATGAACTGTTTGCGGTTCAGGTTTTTAATGAGATTTAGGAGGATTAATTATGGCAGAGAATACAGCAGTTGCGGAAAAGAAAACATTTAGTATGACACTGACAGATAAGCTTGATAGCGTATCGGAAGCACTACCAAAGGATTTTAACAAGGCTAGGTTTGTACAGAATGCATTAGCACTCATTAATGATAACCCAGCATTACAGAAATACAGCCAATCACAGCTCACAGCCGGACTTTTAAAAGGCGCTTATCTTGGCTTGGATTTTTACTCAAAGGAGTGTTACTTGGTGCCTTATGGAAATCAGCTTAACTATCAGACGGATTACAGAGGTGCTAAGAAATTGGCAAAGAAATATTCTATCAGACCGATTAAGGACATTTACGCAAAGTTAGTTCGCCAGGGAGACAGCTTTGAGGAGAAGATTGTAAGTGGAGAACAGACTTTTGATTTTAAGCCATTACCATTCAATGACGGAAAAATAATCGGTGCGTTTGCCGTTTGCTTATATGCTGATGGCGGTATGCAGTATGACACAATGAGCCTTGCAGACCTTGAAAACACAAGAAAATCAAGTAAGGCAAGCAATAGCCCAGCTTGGAAGAATTTCACAGGTGAGATGTATAAGAAAACTGTACTTCACAGGCTTTGCAAGCATATTGAGTTAGATTTTGAGAATCCGACACAGCAGAATACATTTTTAAGCGGAATGGAGATTGAAACTGACCCACAGAAGTTAGCTGAAAATGATATTGAGCAGAACGCAAACACAGTAGATTTTGACGAGGATAACATAATTGATGTAGAGCCGACTGACGCAGCCGACAAGCAGTCAGAGGAGCTTCCGCCATTCATGCAGAGCGAGGAGGATTAAGTAATGCATCGACACGACTGGATTAAGATTTGCAAGCATCATAAATGGGGCTATGAGTGCAAAATATGTGGGAGGTTTTGGAGACCATGAGAGTAATTTCACAGCATGGCAATGTTGATTTGCCTTATGAGCAGTTAGTTGTGTGCCACGCAATGGAGAGCGTTATAGCACTATACAATGGAGAGAAATACGTATTAGGCGAGTACTCTTCCAAAGAGAAATCGTATAAGGCTATGGAAATGCTTAGAGGCCAATATAAGGGGCTTGAGGTTTTTAAAGTTTTAGCAAGTGGAACGGCGGAGTATATGGAAAAATCTTTTAATTCTGATGAGCTTAAAAAGTATATCCAGGCATATCACGATATAAATGTTTTTCAGTTCCCACAGGATGATGAAATCGAGGTGTGAGTATGCTAATCAATTCAAACAAAGAAAGTGTAACCGAGCACGTCAAATTCATAAGCTACACAGGAAAATACCCTAATTTATGCTGTGGAGATTTGACACTCGAGATTGACGGAGAAAAAGTAATATTCGGTAGTATGTATTGTAGCAGAATGAGTGAGCGCAAAGGCATATATCCTATATTTTGGGACTCCGGCGGACATATTAGAAATTATAAAGCCTATACAGGAGAATGGCAAATAGATGTGGACAAAATACCGGAAAAATACCGCAAGTATGCAAGCGAAATAGACGAGGTATTCAATGCCAATGTGCCTTATGGTTGTTGCGGAGGTTGCGAATGAAACTTAAATGCTTAGGCTCATCGTCAACCGGAAATTGCTATCTGCTAACTTCCAACAGTGGAGAAACACTTATCCTTGATTGCGGAATACCGATTAAGGAGATTAAGAAAGGCTTGGATTGGCACATAAAAGATGCTGTGGACGTGATGTGTGGATAAGGAGTGGTGGTTTAATTGAGTATTTATCCAAGAATATCTAAAGTTGGAAAATCATATATACTAAGAAGATACGTCAACGGAAAACGACTACATTTTTATTCCAGAGATTTAAATGAGCTCATAGAATATGACAAGCTATTGGAGAAAGGAATAATCCCAGTAAAGAGGGCAGGGATAGACGTTAAAGAAAGCGAACTTACTAATTTTATTAATGATGGAAACATTTGGAAATGGATAAAGGGCTACGAGGGATTATATGCAATTTCTGATAGCGGTTTAATTAAGAGCTTTTGGAAAGATAGTAGAGGACAGTTTGTTAAAACAAACAATAAAAATGGTTGGTATTTATCTTTTAGGGCAACAGACAGGAACAAAGAAGTTAAAACCATTAGAGTCCATATTGCAGTTGCAAAGGCTTTCATAGGACAAATTCCAAATGGATATGAAGTACACCACATAGACGGGAACAAGCAGAATAATTGTGCTAGTAATTTGCAAATTCTCAGTGGAATTGAACATAAAAGGCTAACTTTGATGGAAAATCCTCATATATTAGACGGAATGATTGCTTATAACCAAGGCAGAGCTATTTCCGGAAGAAGCAAGAAAGAAAAGAGAAATGTGCAGAGGTTTAAGAAAGGAAAAATCATCCAGTACTCATTAAACGGAGAATTTATCAATTCTTATTGCAATGCAATGGAGGCAAGCAGAAATACTGGTATTTGTGGAAGAAATATTTTACAAGTTGCAAATAAAGAACCTTATAACAGCAAAGGAAGCGTGAGAAAACAAGCCGGTGGATATGTGTGGAAGTTTGAAAAAGAAAGCGAGGTGATGTAATGCTCAAATTGAAATGTTGCGGAACTGGAAGTAAAGGAAATTCTTATGCTCTTATGTCGCAAAACGAAACACTTATTCTTGACGTAGGAATGGGGATTAAAGACATAAAAAAGATGTGTGATTGGAATGTAAAAAATATAGTAGGTTGCCTTATTTCACACGAGCATTATTGACGACCATTCGAGGTCATTAAACGATTTTAAGCCTATGGGAATACCAATACTTGCCCCATATTTAGGCAATAGCTGTAAATCAATGAATATGGGCGGATTTACAGTAAAACCTTTTGATTTAACAACAATAGACGGAAATTGGACACACACAGACGCAAATGGCGAGCCTTGTCCGATATACGGCTTTCTGATTACTCACAAGGAAATGGGAAGAATGCTTTACATAACCGACACAAATTTAATCAAGTGGAGATTTAAAGACATAAACCACATTCTCTTAGGTGTGAATTATGACAAGGATTTGGTTGATAAGGATAACGACCCAAAGACAAGACACGTTTTCAGAGGTCACTTATCCATTGACACAGCTTGTGATTTTGTTAAGGCAAATTATTCAGATAGCTTGCAAAACGTCATAATGTGCCATTTATCAAGTGAAAATGCGGATAGCGATAGTTTTATCGAGAAGATGAAAAAAGTCGCTTGCGGGGCAAATGTAGATGTTGCGGCAGCAGGGAAAATTTGGGATTTGAAAAATCCTAGTGAGTGTCCGTTTTAGGAGGTAAAAAGTGAAATTATTCAAAGTGCATAAAGACATTGAAATAGACAAGCGATTTGGAAATGTGAGGATTTCAACATTCAAATATTCAAAGCCTATCGAAAATTCTGATAAGTGGGAACACTACACAGAAGTTAGCTGTTGGTATGACAGAGATTGCGAGAATTGCCCTTGTGGTTGGGAAAGCAGAAGCTATGAGGGAGAATGTGATGATTGCGGGCGCATGTTCGACAGAAAAGGCGGCTTTGATGTTCCAACATGGAAGTGTATGTTACCAAAGTGGATAAAGAGATTATTTGCTAAACAAAAAGAAAAAGAATGCCCGTTTTAGAAAGGAGAAAGATGTGAATAAAATTATAATTTGTAAGCATTGCGGAAAGCCAGAGTATTACGGAGAAATGCGCTGGCTAAACGGAAGATGTAGTTGCAGAAATTGTTACAAGAGTCAATGGCAAGGCGAAAATCACAAGCTCTACAGTTGGAATGATTTAGATGGAAAAAGACCAACTATGGAAGAATATGAAAAGCAAGAGAGATGATTAAAGGCGGAAAGGAGATTATATGGCTAAAAAGAAAGGAACAGGAGTAAGCCCTCTCACTAACAGGATATATTATGGAACGCAAGACACAGAAAAGCATATGTGGATAGGGCAGAAAACGGATATAACAGACAGTGCAATAGTTTCTGTATTTGAGTGGTTTATGACTAATATGGAGGACAAAGAAGAATATTCTATTACATATCCAGGGACAGATTTTGAGTTAGTTATGAGAAGAAAGGCTAAGAATGATTAAAGGCAGAAAAGTCTACGACCCATTAACTGATACTTGGAGCACAGGTTATTGGGTTGCGGATGATAAAGGGAATTATTACCCAGTGCGGTAGAAAGGAAAATATATGAACATTGTAACATTAATTGGCAGATTGACTAGAGACCCTGATATTAGATACACACAGGGTGAAAATGCAATGGCAATAGCAAGATTTACACTTGCCGTTGATAAAAATTTTAAAAAGAAAGACGATAAGGCAAATTTCATTAACTGCGTGGCTTTTGGCAAGATTGCTGAAACAGTAGAAAAGCACGTATTTAAAGGCTCAAAGATAGCAGTTATCGGTGAATGGACTACAGGCAGTTACAAGAACAAAGACGGAAACACAGTCTACACTAACGATTGCAACATATCTAAGTTGGAATTTTGCGACAGTAAAAATTCAAGTGGCAGCAGTGCAGAGCCACAGCCAAAACCCGATGATAGCTTCATGTCAATCCCTAATGGTATTGACGAGGAATTACCATTTAACTAAAGAGGTGGAAGTATGGGATTAATTGACGTAGACAAACTAAAAAAAGATTTAGAATCGGTTACTTTAAGTAATGGAACTTTGCTCAATACAAATACAGTATTGCTATTACTGGATAAATACCCGACCGCTTATGATGTAGATAAGGTTGTAGAACAATTGAGGTTAACTTCAAAGACTGCACTTGATTTGGCAATAAAAAGAATACCAGGATTTAGATTTATGGCACCTGGTTTTCAAGCTTTGATAGATGAGTGCTTTGAAGAAGCTGTGGAAATAGTAAAGGCAGGTGGAGTAGATGAATTATGACAACAAAAAAAGAATGTGCATTATGTGACTGTTGGAGAATTTATACGACTGGCATTCATAAATGTTCATTAGAAGATGGAAATTGTCCGTATGACAAAAATAAAGAAGGTGGTGGAGTAAATGACGACTGATGAAGCAATAGCAATGTTAAAATTCAATAATAGGCATATTGCAGATTTGGGAAATGATGATTTACAACAGCTTGCAGAGTGGCTAGAAGAACTGAAAGAAATGCGAAAAAATCAAGGGCAAATTGCAGATTTTTGGTATCAAGAAGGTATAAGTAGAGAATCAAAACTGATTTTTGACAAAATCGAAGAAATAAAAAATAGATATGATAACGAAGATTTTGCAATAATAGGTATTTTGATTAAGATACAAGAAATTGCGCTGGAAATGGCAGAATATTTAAAGGCGGGTGGAAACATTGAGTTACCAGAACATAGCAAGAGCCAAGGCAATAGAACAGGAGAATAAAAAGCGACTACTGAAGCTCAATCCAAAGCTGAATGATAAAAGCGGAATATATTTTCTACTTCGAGAAGATGAAAACGGATTTAAGTATGCGTATATCGGACAGGCAGTACATACACTTAGCAGATTGGCAAGCCACCTTGTAGGATATCAACAGCATATAGACCTTAGTTTACGCAAACACAAGCTGTATGACGAAGAGAAAAACCCTTATGGCTGGCGAGTTGAATTTCTGAATTTTCCCGAAAGCCAGCTTGACGAAAAAGAGAAATATTACATTAAGCTATATGCCGATAAAGGTTATCAGCTCAGGAATGTCAGTTTAGGCGGTCAAGGAGAAAATCGTGCTAGTGGTTCAATAGGCGAGAGAAAAGCACCTAAAGGCTATATGCAAGGTATACAGCAAGGCAAAAAGGTATTAGCAAGGGAATTATCGTCTATCGCTGAAAAGCACCTTATAATCCGCTTAAAGCCGGAAAAAGAGCATAACAAGGTATCGCAGAAACAGTATGAAAAATTTATGGATTTATTGAAAGCGGGTGAGAGCAATGAGCAGTAAGTTACACAAAATTCCACATTTTAACACTTATGATGATATAAGAGTTGAAATGCAAAACGATTTACAGTACAGGCTTGCGAATAGAACGGATGAAACATCTCTTGGTAGGCCTTTATATTATCGAATAAATGTACAGTTGATATTAACACAGGAATGTCCTTATAACTGTCCGTTCTGCTTAGAGAGGAAGAACCCTATGCAGGGCGACAATGATTTTACGGCACAAATCGAAGCACTTAAAAAGATACTGTCGGAACATCCTAATGCGAGACTTACAATTACAGGTGGCGAGCCAGGATTATATCCTAATCATGTATCAGAAATCGTTGATACATACAGACAGCATAGTAATCATGTGTTTTGCTCAATCAATACTACTGGATATTCAAAGGAGCTTAACGGATTGGCACATATCAACTTATCATATAACGATTATGTGCATAAAAGCCCTAGTGATTTCCCAAACTGTACAGTTCAGACAGTAGTTGAAAATCCAACGATTGAGTATATTAAAGATTTCATGCAGATGGAAGCTGATAATTTTTCATTCAGATTTTTAAGTGGACTTGAAAAGAAAGATTATCCTGTAAAAATATGGAATGATTTACAGAATGATGATGATATTGATATTCATACCTTTAGGATTGGTGATTTCTTTGTATATGCAACATTTGACTATATGGGAAAACATGCAAGATTAACATTAGGAGATATGTGGCAGCAGAGAAACAATGATTATAAAGACGGATACTCAAATATTATTATCCATCCCGATGGAACTATCGGAACTAATTGGAGATAAGAAAGTGGGCGATTCAGAACGAAGATTTTAAGCAAAAAGAAATGTGAAGAAATTCTGAAAAGAATTACTGCAAATGAAATTATTCAGGTAGAGTACGGACTACACGATATGGAAGCAGAAACAAAGGCAACGGAAAATAGAGCAGAGATAGCTTTTATTGTTGGTGGTTTCAAGGGCGTGAATAAGGTACAGAACACGTTGAGAAAAAGGTATAACAATATAAACCACGAGGAAAAAGATTAAAATACATCAACCGAGACTTGAAAATAGGAGATTAATTAAATGGCAGAACGTAGAATGTTTGCTAAGAAAATAACTGAAAGTGACGCTTTTCTCGATATGCCGAGCAGTACTCAAATGCTTTACTTTCACCTATCCATGAATGCTGACGATGATGGATTTGTTAATAATCCTAAGAAAATACAGCGAATGTGTGGTGCTTCCGATGATGATTTTAAACTGTTGCTTGCAAAATCGTTTGTGCTTTTATTTGAAAGCGGTGTAATTGTGATTAAGCATTGGAAAATGCACAATTACATACAGGCAGACAGATACAGACCTACTGATTATGTTGAAGAAAAATCAATGTTAGGATTAAAGAAAAATAAGGCATATACGCTCGATGTAAACAAAATGGATACAAAATGTATACAAGATGTATCCGTAGGTAAGGAAAGTATAGGTAAGGTAAGTATAGATAAGAATAGTATAGTTAAGGATAGTAAAGATAAGGATATAAAAGAAAAAGATATTGATAAATCAATATCTAAAAAGAAAACTGTCTACTACCCTGATGATGAAATGCTAGAGAGTGCTTTTCAGGAATATCTGACAATGCGGAAAAAGATTAAAAAGCCAATATGTACCGACATGGCATTACACCGAGCTATGAACACTATCGAGAAACTTTCAAAGGGCGATAACGATTTGGCTGTTAAGATTCTTAATCAGTCAGTAGACCATTGTTGGCAAGGGCTGTTTGCACTAAAGGACAATGAGCCACATTCGGCTAACAAAGGCACCATTGATTGGGATAATGTGTGAGGTAGAGAAATGACAAGAGACGAGACAGTTAAGATTATCCGCATTATGTGTGATTGCTACCCCAATTACAAGCCGGACAATTTATCAGAGACAGTAGATGTTTGGAATATGATGTTGGAAGAATACAGCTACAGTCAAATATCTATGGCATTGAAAACTTACGTGTATTCCGATACAAGCGGATTTGCACCGAGCATCGGACAGCTAATCAACAAACTGCATGAGGTTCAATCCCCACAGGAACTTAACGAAATGGAAGCATGGATGCTTGTTAGCAAGGCACTACGAAATGGCTACTATGGTGCAGTTGAAGAATTTAACAAGCTACCGCCACTCGTACAAAAGGCTGTCGGAAGTCCTGATAATCTCAGGAACTGGGCGCTGACGGACAGCAAGAGCATTGAAAACGTAGTACAGTCGAACTTTATGAGAACTTATAGGGTAGTTGTTAATCGAGCAAAAGAATTTCAAAAAATGCCAAAGGATATAAAGGCATTGATTGAAAGTACCAATAAAAGCTCGTATTCGGCTCAAATCAGCTCTAAAAATCAACAGACGATAAAATTATCGCTTGAAGATAATAAAAGCCAAAATAAGCCAATTAAAGGCATTCCAATGCCAAAAGAAATTAAGGAACGTATCGAGCAGATGAAAAGATAGGAGGTAAAGAGGTTTTGGTCGACCAATTAAAACATGTTTTACTCCTAGCAAAAAAAATGATAAAAGACAAGTATTCCAGACAGAGATATGAAGAACGAAAAGCCAGTAGCCTTTGCGTGCTTTGTGGAAAACCGCTTGATAGAGAAGGTGTGGTTTGCACAGCTTGCAATAGCAAACGTACAGCATATGGTCGAGAGCTTTATAAAAAATTACAGGCAGTTGGTGTTTGCCCTAGATGTGGCAAGAACTTGCTATATGGCGATGAAAAAAGTTGCGTTGAGTGTAGGGCAAAATCAGCCGAAGCCATGTCAAAGAAACGTGCTACTGATGTTGAAAAATACAATGAGCGACAAAAAGCATGGCGAAAAGCACGATACGAAAAAGACAAAGAGAACGGCATATGCACACGCTGTCGTAAAAGGAAAGCAGACCCGGGACATACCACTTGCACATTTTGCAGAGAAACAATGAGAAGAGCACGAGTTAAAATGCCTGAAAGAACCGGCAGATATGAACAAGGGCTATGTTTTTTCTGTGATAATCCGGTAAAGCCCGGATATAAGGTCTGCGAAATACACTATCAGAAGAACGTTAAGAATGCAACTTGCGAAAAGGCAAACTTGGCACGGCAGAAGATAAAAGAAAGGAGTCCGCAATGGACACCTTGAAAGATTTTTACGATTTTTACCGACCACTGCAAAGGAAATATGACTTGCAAATGTTTTACAGAACAAATAGCAAGGAAGCGAAAATAACTATCCGGTGGCGCGGTAAAGAACTTGTAAAAGTCGCAGAAGAAACTACCGAAGCCTGTTTTATCAGGGCAAAACGAGAACTTGAAGAAAGAATGAAGAAATATGAGCAACAAACTGAAACCAAAGAAAAAGCACAAAGAGCCGGATTTTACATGGACAAAATCCGAAAGAGTTACGCTGAAAAACAGCAATAACCGCAGAAAGCTCGTAAGGCGGTCTTTCACAGACTTTATGGACTTAGGCTACTATGTACTGTATTTACATCATGGATTTGGTAATAAGCGCATTGTAAGGCTTGAAAGAACCATAAATGAGTACCTTGACAGGGCGCAGACCGAAAATGAAATGAAAACTGAAACACTTGCTGAACTTTTGAAAGTCAGATACGGCATTGATGTGCAGAAAGAGATTAATTTAATCCCGATGCAACAGCTGATTAGGATTTATCAGATAAATAATCCACTTACGATAAACGACACGAGACAGCTTTTAAATGACACGGCATACAGCTACATGGTTTTAGCGTGTACGGCACTTAAATTGATGTTTAAATTGCCGGTTAGAGAAATTAAAGAGTTTATCGCAGAATTTAGGGACTTAATCGACACGCTGTATAAATTTAATCAATTCGGTCTGACATTGCCGAAGGTGGCACAATGCCTTGCTGATGAAGTTAATTACGTTGATGAAAGGTACATAAAGGTGATTGATTAATGACTTACGCAGGGGATAACGACAGCACTCAAAATGCTCACATAAAGCAGATGAGAGACGATAGGCAGAAAGCCTACATGGAAACGCATAGAGATAATAAGACATATGAGAGATTTAAACACATGCCGGATTATGGGAAAGGAGTACAAAACTATGACAAATAGAGAGAAATTCGCAGAACAGATTTTGGATATTGCTTGTGGTGGTAGCGAAATAGCAGTTGACAAAACAACGTTAGAGCTGACATCGTGCTATAAATTAGCGTGTAAAAATTGTTTATTTAGTTTTGGTAATGGTGATTGCAGAGGTGCAAGAAAAAAATGGGCGAATAGCGAATATGTTGAACCACCTGTTGACTGGTCAAAAGTTGCAGTTGATACACCAATACTGGTAAGAGATAACAGTTTTTCCGAGTGGGGTAAAAGATATTTTGCGAAATATGAGAATGGGGGCGTTTATGCTTGGAGCAACGGAACAACATCGTGGAGTGGCGATAGGTGTACACCATGGAAACTAGCTAAACTTCCAGAAAGGAGCAGTAATGAATATTGATGAATTTATAGAACGTGCGCAAGAATCAGCTAAAAAGCATCGTTATCATGCAGATTTCTTTGATATAAATAATCCTATGCGCGCTGTTTGCATTAAAAGTGCAGAAGATTGCGAGCAGTTAGCCGAATGGCTTGAAAAATCCAAAGAGTATCAGCACTTAGAGGAACAGGGCAGACTTATCAAGTTGCCTTGCAAAGTGGGAGATACAGTATGGGATAATGACTATGGCAGACCTTGTGCATATACAATAACAGCCTTTTCATTTGGTGAATGCGAAGAATACATTTGTGAACCTGTTACAAAAAAAGAAACTGTATTCTATTATGCAAACTCAAGCGGAAGTATCACAGGAAGTTTTGCAGAAAGTGAAATCGGCAAGTCGGTATTCTTGAACAAATCCGAAGCGGAAGCAAAACTGAAAGAATTGAGGCACAACAATGATTGATTGTAATATTTGCAAGCATAAAGAAAATTATGATTATTGTATAGAATGCAAACACGGAGAGTTGTTCGAGAGGGAAAATGTGTCAGAACCCAAAAAAATATCAGTTAGTAACGGAAAAGAATATTGCGGACATTGTGGTTATTTGTGCGAATATGCAAGAGGATATAAAAAGTTTTATTGTATTAGGTGTGGCGGACTTAATTTAAGAAGTTGGAAGAATTGAGAGGTGGAGAAAATGAGTAAAACAATAGTATTGATTATACTTTGTCATTTAATTGGCGATTATGTACTGCAATGTGATTTTATTGCACAAACGAAAGGAAAGAATTGGTATCACTTATTTGTACATTGTGCATTATATTGCGTTCCATTCTTAATAGTATTCGGCTGGACATGGCAGTTAGCAGTAATCTTTATTTCACATTTGATTATTGACCCTTTAAAGGCTAGGTGGAATAAGATTACATACATGCAAGACCAAGTATTGCATTATATTATCGGGCTTACGTATTTATTATGATTGAGAGGTGGAGAAAATGAAAGTAGTAATTGACATACCTAACGATTTCACAGGAGATTATATTGCTGACAAATTCAAAGATTTCTTTTCAAGGGTTATTGCGGATATTGATTGTAAAGGTATGTGTGGTAGATACGAGAAAGAAATTGCTGAAATGTTTTTAAAGGCATTTGATGATAGCGAAGAAAAGATTTCTTGTAACTGCCAGCACAACAGCAATTCAAGAGATAATGAGCCTTGTTGCAGATGTGATAGCAGAAAGACCAATGCCGACAGGATAAGGAATATGTCGGATGAAGAGTTGGCAGAGTCCAATCTTTGTCCACATATGGTTAATTGGAAAAGAGGAAACTATGGTACGTGCGTCCATCCGAATGATAAAGATGCATGTAAAAAATGTATGTTAGATTGGCTTCAATCAGAAGCAGAATAGGAGAGAACATGAGAATATTTAAAAACGTAGACGAAAAATTAAAAGATATTGGATTCAACAAAATCTGTGAAGATAAGCATGGTGCTCAATATGAACGTTACAATGCAAAGTACAATTATTGGCAGCGCGTTGACATTTGGCATAAAGCTTCGGGCCGTCATATTTTACAGTCGTACGACAGAGACTTGATGGACGAAAAGAAGATTGGAAATACTAATGTTGGCCTTACAGGATATGAAATGAAGCTTTTTCTTAAAAAAATGAAAAAGCTAGGACTTTACAGCAAAACTGCGGGAATCGAGGGATAGCATGACAGCGAAAAAAGCAATTGAATTTTTGCGAATGCATTTTGAGTATCTAAAAGAAAAATGGAAGCCATACCCTGATTACAACGTTTTAGAAGCAATTAGATTTGCAATATCAGCGATAGAAAAGCAAATTCCGAAGAAACCGAGAAAAACCGATTCGTACAGAGGTATGTTAATAAGAGTATATGCTTATGCATGTCCTACTTGCGGAAATGCATGTTTAGAAAAATACATGAACGAACGGCAGAATACAATGTTTTGTTGGAATTGTGGTCAAAAACTCGATTGGAGTGATGTAGAATGACCGACTTAACAACAATAGTATACACCGTCCTCATAGTATTCGGCATAATCGGTCTGACAGAGGTAGCGTTTGCATGGTACGACATTCGCGGGTGAGATAAGACTGATGATGAGATACAAGAGCAGTGGTGTAGTGAAAATATTAAACATTAATTAATTTATCAGAAAGGAATTGGTTGTCGCGACATAAAACCGAGGTTTCCTTTTGGTGGATTTAAAATGATAGTACATTGTTTATTTGAACAGTCAGGCACATTCAAGAATGCTTTCAAAAAGTATGGAATTGAAGCCTACGACTATGATATTCAGAATGAATTTAACGAAACTGACTATGTTACTGACCTTTTTAAAGAGATAGAGGGGGGGTATCAAGGTGAGCCAAGTTTGTTTGATAAGATAAGCCCTGATGATTTGATATTTGCGTTTTTTCCTTGCATAAGGTTTGAAAATCAGATAATGCTGTGGTTCAGAGGGCAGTCGGCAAGTCAGAAAAAATGGTCTTTAGAAGAAAAATGCGAATTTGATATGAATTTGCTTAAAGAAGTTTCGCTTATGTATGATTTGGTAAACAAAATGTTTATTATTTGCATGAGAAAAGGATTAAAGCTGGTAATGGAGAACCCTTATTCAGAAGAGCATTTTTTAAGGCGGTATTGGTGTTATTCCCCAGTAGTAATTGATAGAGACAGGAGAGATAGCGGAGATTACTTTAAAAAGCCTACGCAATATTGGTTTTTGAATTGCGAGCCACAGAACAATCTTATTTTTGAGCCAATTAGTTATAACGCTATCGAATGTAAGGACGCTATAAGAGCAATGGCTAAAGAGCATTATGTAAAAACAGGGGCAAATAATAAGAAAACGGCAAGGTCAATGATACACCCACAGTACGCAGATAGATTTATCAGGCAATATATTCTTGATGAAGAAATATGGAGAGATAGCAATGAAGCACTACAAACCAATTAAATGTGTAGTCTGTAGCAAGACATTTACACCGACAGCAGCTAATCAAAATACGTGTTGTGAAGCACACAGACAGCAGAGAGCTACGGAATTAAGAAAAATCAGAGAAAGGAAAAGACTCAAAATAAAGCCCACCAAGAAAAACAAACTTGCTGAAATCTGCGAGATTGCTAAGAGTAAGGGCATGAGCTACGGACAATATATGGCAGAACAATATAAAAAAGAGGTGATGATTAAATGAGCGAATGTTGTGGAAATTGCAAATATCATCAATACGAGGATATATCGCAAGGTTGGGTATGCTGTAACCAAGATAGCGAATATGTAGCTGATTGGACGGATTATACCGATAGTTGTGATGAATGGGAGAGCAGAGATGAAATGTAGAACTGTGAGTGGCACAGAGCCAATTGAAAGACAATGTGTATACGAGGACAACAAGCCGTGCAACAGTTCATGCCGATACTCAAATACTTGTATACACAGTGCAAGCAAAACCGAAGAATAGGAGATAGGCTTATGAAGTTTTCAAAACTTACTAAGCCGGAACTTGAAGAAATTATGAAAAATGCCAATTTCACCGATGAGGAAGCGGAAGTTTTTGAGTTGCTAGTTGCTGATAAAAGCCTTGAAGAGGTATCACAGAGACTATTAATTTCAAAAACGACCACTTCCCGGAGAGTGGCAGACATTAAAGAAAAGATAGAAAGGAGTCGGGCAATGATTAACAAAGTGCCAATATGGGAAAAGGTAACGCTGACGATTGATGAGGCTGCGGAATACAGCAATATCGGAATTAACAGAATCAATGATATGCTTAATAATCCCTCGTGTCCTTTTGTGCTCTTTGTCGGAAGAGGCAAGCGATTAGTTAAGCGCAAGGAGTTTGAAAAATACCTCGAAAAGACAGATAGCATATAAATAGATATATTGAATTATAAGCCATTATGTAGTAATATAGAAATTATCATATAATGGCTTTTGATTTTGAAAGGAGCCATAAATCAGTATGGGAAAGGATTTGAGAGGAAAAGAGCTGGGGGTCGGAATAACCCAGCGCAAGGACGGACTCTATCAGGGCAGATATAAAGATAGGTTCGGCAAGAGCAAGACAATTTACAACAGCAAGTTGTCAGAACTGCGGAAAGAACTCAGTAAAGCAGTGACCGACAATCAACAATTCGCAAGTGTTAGAGACAGCATTACCCTCGATGCGTGGTTTGACAGGTGGATGAATGTATACAAGAAAAAGAGGGTGCGCCCCAATACCATTAGGGAGTACACGCATATATATAAGAAGAACATTTCACCATACTTAGGAAACCATGAAATAACATCTATTCGCAAGTCAGATGTGCAGTTACTTATCGACAAAGCTTCTGACGATAACTATAAGTATGAGAGACAGAGCAAAATCAAGGTTATTTTAAATGACATGTTCAGTAGAGCTATGGAAGATGACCTGATGATTAAGAATCCAGCGAAAGGTGTAAAGCTGAGGGCAGACAAGGAAGTTAATGCTTTTGCATTGACAGTAGAGCGACAGAGCGAGTTTTTTGAAGCATGTAAAGGCACATTTTACGACAACATGTATAATGTGGCAGTTAATACAGGCTTGCGCCCAGGAGAACTGTTTGCACTCACGATTGCAGATATACATATGGATGAGGGATATATTGATGTTAATAAGACACTTGTGTATCAGAAATACCTTGAAGATAAAGGCAAGACATTTCATGTTGAGCCACCAAAAACCAAGCAGAGTTACAGACACGTACCAATTAACAGTGTGTGCAAAGAATATCTAACTAAACAATTTGAGCTTAAAAAGATAGTTTCAGAACGCAGACCCAAGGAACAAAACGAATATTTGTTTGTTACAAGGTTCAATACACCGATTAATTCGGTTATATATAGCGACTCTATACGTTCAGTTGTAAGACGGATAAATGACACAAAGAGCAGTGACAATGAATTTCCGTTTTTTAGCGGTCACACGTTTAGACATACGTTTGCGACAAGATGTTTTGAGTCAGGGATAGAGCCGAAAGTCGTTCAATCATATTTGGGTCATGCAACACTGAAAATGACAATGGACTTGTATACACATGTTACACCTGAAAAATCGTTTGCTGACATTGAAAAAATCGTTAGCACCGACAACAAAATCATAGAATATAGAAGAAAATGTGTGTAGTAAGTGTGTAGTAGTACACACTCTCAATTTACAGAATGTTGAAAAATCAACGCTCGTAGGGTATTTTTATACTAAAACTGGTAAAATTATTATGTGTACCAGGAGGTGCCGTACGAGTTCATAAACAACCGCGAGATAATTGGAAAATAATTACAAAAATTATAGTATTTTTTAGTTAATTTTGAATTGCATAAATGCTAAAATGTGGTAAAATATAACTATAAACCATTATAAAAAAACAAAATAATTGCAAAAGCTAACAAAAATTTAATGAAATTAAACAAGGGGGATTTTAAT